CGTCGTTGGCAACTAGAGTTTTGCAGCTGGATTTACGAGGAAAGCTACCCCCTCGGCATGCGCCAAGCGACTTCACAACCCCCGTCGAAACCAGTGCACCCCCGGTTTAACGTTGATTTGTAACGACTTTTGGTTGAAACGTGACGAAAAGCTGCCAAAAGTCTCGCTGACGGGGTGAATGCTACAGCCAAAGAGCTGAACAGTCACCCCCAACCTCATCGCGACATCATCATGTCTTCGTCTGACCCTCATCGCTTGAAGCTCCATCCCCTAGGCGCCAACTTGCGGGTCACTGATCGTCGGGCGAACTGGGCACAGGCTCCCCTGCTTGGCTGGTTTGGCATGACAGCCAGCGTCTGGCGACCTTCATCCGACCTAACGCGGACATCTGCATGGCTTGCGGGAGGGGATTCCGTGTCTAATCGGGCTGGTACAAGTTTGATTTCTATGGGAATCGCTAATTAGATCAACGACGTATGCTCAGGCAGGTCGTTGAGTCTCGAAAAGTCTCCCAAAGTGTGGTGCGATTCAAGGCCTCGCAACTGGGACGTGGCTAGACAAGGGCAACTTTGAGTAGCAAGACACTTGTATGCGTTAAGATGTCGCGACACGGAGTGGCGGCATGTAGACACGCAGGTGAACGGTCCGCGCTTGATCAGTCCATCTTCTACGCTTCTTTCTTTGCTGAGGCCAAATGCCAACTGCTGTTTCGCTCTTTACTGGATGTGGGGGGTCCGATGCCGGTTTGGCAGGTGCTGGCTTCTCGGTTCTGATGGCCAACGACGTCCTGCCATACGCGCGTGACGTGTACTTGAGCAATCACGCTTCGACCGACTACATATTGGGAGATGTCTCAGCGATTGAGTCATTCCCTTCGGCTGATCTTTTGGTTGGCTGTTATCCATGCCAGGGTTTCAGCCAAGGGGGCGTTCGTGAGCCTAGCCGTAAAATTAACCGCCTCTATCTCGAGTTTGCGCGAGCGCTACGCGAAATCAGGCCGAAGGCATTCATAGTTGAGAACGTCTCGGGCATGGTTCGAGCAAATTTCCGGCATCTACTGAAGAATCAGTTGGCTGTCTTTAGGCGTGCTGGTTACTCCGTCAAGTGTGAAGTATTGAATGCCGCAGACTATGGAGTTGCTCAGGAGAGGAAACGAATTTTCATCGTTGGTATCCGCAAGGATTTTGACGTTTCCTACGAGTTTCCTTCGCCGACCCATGGACAGCTCGCCGACAGGCCTTGGGCAACCTTGCGGGATGCAATCGGTGACATGCCGGAGTGGCCTGAGGGCGAGTTCTATGCTCGGAGCTTCCATTGGTATTACATGTCCCGAGATAGACGTCGGGGCTGGGAAGAGGCATCTAAGACGATTGTCGCTAACGCCAGGCATATGCCGTTGCACCCAATGAGTCCTCGCATGTTGAAGCAAGAGCACAACATCTGGACCTTCGAGAGCGACGCGCCCGCGCGCCGCTTTTCCTACAGGGAAGCCGCTCGAGTTCAGGGGTTTGGAGATCTGGTTTTCCCAGACACAAAACCCGGGTCTTTAGATATGCGCTACACAGTAGTGGGAAACGCGGTTCCTCCGCCGTTGTTCAAAGCAGTGGCGAATTCCCTGCCCAACATTTGGTGATTTATATGGCGCGTCCACAACAGATGGTCACCTTAGAGCCGGTTCCGATGAGGATTCCGATCGATGAACTTGTCTTTGATCCCGAAAATCCGCGGTTCCCGCCAGAGATCAATCAGGGAGCGGAAGATGTATTGATCGAGAGATTTATCAGGGACGAGCGATTGCTTGAGCTCATCGAATCAATCGGGAATCAGGGCTACTTTGTCGGCGAACCCCTTTTGGTCATTGAAGATCTAGATGGTTACGTTGTACTTGAAGGGAATCGACGACTTGCTGCGCTCAAACTGCTGAGCGGGGAAATCGAACCCCCGTCGGGCAGAATATCGATCGAGAATGCTGTAGCGAAAGCAACTGTTGAGACGAAAGATGTGCCATGTCTTGTCTTTCCTGATCGCACTGCAATTCTTAGATATCTTGGCTTCAGACATATCACTGGCGTAAAGGCTTGGAGTGCGCTCCAGAAGGCCAGATACATCAAGCGTCTCCGCGAAGGGTACTATTCTCACCTGTCTTATGATGCCAGTCTGCGGGCCTTGGCCAAGGAAACCGGTAGCAAAAGTGCATATATCGGGCAGGTGCTAGCGGCGCTAGCCCTTTATGAAAAGGCGGAGGTTGAGAATTTCTTCAAGCTGAAAATTCAGACGGATGATATCGACTTTTCTATTCTGACGACGGCGCTTAGCTACGCAAATATCGTTGATTTCATTGGTCTGGACGGACCTTCTGATGCGTCTCAGGATAGTGTTAGCAGAAGGAATCTGAAGTTGCTTTTTGAGTGGACGTTTGTAAAAGGGGAGTCCAAGAAAAGTATCGTTCGCGAATCGCGCAATCTGAAGAAGTTGGCTGCGATTGTTGTTTCGCCGTCTGCGGTGAAGGATCTGAGTCGGCACGGTAACCTTGATCAAGCATTCTCGCTTAGCAAAGGGCCTGCCATAGCACTAACAGAAGCCCCTTGGAGTTGTGACTAAACGTCTGACCAGCTTGTGGGAGATTGTGCCTCAAGTCTCTGGAGTATCTGCTCAGCATGTGGAGATGGCCGAGACAATTTTCAAGCAGGTGAAGATGATTCGCGTGCAGCTCATGGTCGCTTTGCAGGATGCAATCGACGAGGAAGAAGATGCCTAAGGGTCCTCGCGGCGTAAATGCTCCGTCTGCTGCGGCGCAAGAGCCGCCAACCGCAAAAATCGCAGGAAAGAAGCCGGCTGCGAAGAGAGCGGCGAAGAAAAATGCTGGCAAAAAAAAACCCAAGGAGATTCTGTTCAGGGGACTGGATGAGCCGCCTACCTCAAGTGACTTCTATCTTTGGTGTGACTACATCGAAGTGCGGTGTTTGGCGAGTCCTGATAAGCGTTTCTCCCGCGGTGATTTGGTGGAATGTACGACTGAGCTCGGGGAAATGGAAATCCTTACAGAGGGGGTTGAGCACGAAGATGAGCTTGAAGAGTATGAGAGCGACGAGGCTGATGGCATAGTCGCGAATAATGAAGGACCTGATGCGGATGAAGAGGCGCTGAGGGCGCTACCCGTGGATGACCGCCGCGAAGCGCGTGCGGCGGATATTTTCTCGCAGTTTGCGGTGCGGAACCAAGTATTCGGCCCCGCGTATCCCTTCGTCTTAAGTGGCGATGGTCAAGAGATATCGCTGGTTGATAACCGGAGTTCTTCGCAGAACCTCTATTTGGAACTGCTATTGTCCTCCTCGCTTAGACTGATCAACCTTGGGCGCCGAGGCGAACTTACTGAGCATTTTGAAGAAATTTCGGCGAAGATTTTTAGAGGTCTAATGCCCCCTGGTTGGGAGGTTCATCGGTTCGGTGCCAAAGGTAGTACTCGCTACAAAGGGCATCTTTACTCTAGATTGAAGTCCTTGGCGAAAGATTGGCGTGCTGATTTTAATCTCACTCGAAAACATTTCAAAAAGCAGAATTCAGGTGATGGGGGCTTGGACTTGGTTGCTTGGCACCCTATGGGTGATGATGGGCGTATAGGTATTCCGGCTGCAGCCGCTCAGTGTGGGTGTACAGCAGAGGGATGGTCGCTGAAGCAGTTGGAGGCGACTCCAGTCAATATGGCTTACATGCAAATGCATCATCCTTGGGCCGCTTATTACTTTATGCCCCTCGATCTGGTGGCTGTGGCAGATGGAGGTTTCGACTGGCAGCGGCGCCCACATATGTCGCGAACAATTTTAGTGGATCGGCTCAGGATAGTTCGCCTTTCAGATGAGTTCAAAGTAATGAATGACTACAGAAATCCGTCGCTTGCGTTGAAGGAAGCGCCTGGCAGCTACCGCGCATAAAAAGGTGTCTCAGCATCACTTAGTTCCTAAGCTGCGGGCTTTTTTGGTTCGAATATATCAGTCAGTTTTGAGTCAGTTTCGGTTGCCAGACGGCGGCCAGCTTGTCGCCCGCATTAGGCACGATCGATGGGATCCATCGGGCGTACTTTTTGGCGGTGATGGTCCAGTCTCGGTGCCCCATCTGCCTGGCCACCCACATGACGTTCTCGCCGGCGCTCAGCGCTTGGCTCGCAAAGGTGTGGCGCATCTGGTAAGGGTAGCGGTAACGAATCCCCGCCTTTTTCAAGGTGCGCTGCCAGCTGCCAGCGCGAATGGTTTGGTCGGAGCCCCATCGCGCGTTTGTCTTGGGGTCGTGGAAAACAAACTCGCCGGCCAGCAGCGTATGCGCGCGCTGCGCTTTGAGAGCAGCCAGCGCCGGCGCGACCAAGGAAACCTCCCGTACGCCTGAATCTGTCTTCGGCGCCTTCATCTTGCCCATGACCCAAGCGCGCCTGATCTTCACCGTGCCGCGGTTCCAATCGATGTCCGACCAGCAAAGGCCGATCATTTCCGAGGTGCGCAAGCCGCTGGCAAAGTTGAACTGGCAGTAGTTGCGCACCTGCGGCTCGTCGCAGGCTGCCAAGATGGCCAGGACCTCCGAGGGGCTGAATGGATCCACCTCTTCGGGCGCATTGATCTTCGCTCTGCGCCGGACCTTGAAGCTGTCCATCGGGTTGGACTTGATCAGGTCGTCGTCGACGGCATCATCAAGAGCGCCCCGAAGCGGGCCAAGTACGTTGTTGATCCGCTTGGCTGTCACCGTAGCCCCGAAGCTGGCAACCAGGTCACGGAGCTGGGCCCGGTCGAAGTCTCGCAGGGCGATGGTGCCGATACGCGGGATCAGGATGTTCTTCACGATCCGGCTGTAGCCAATGATGGTGCTGTGCTCGAGCTCGTTCTCCTTGCTCGCCAGCCACCGATCTAGGACTGTTTTCATGTCGTCCAGCGTCGCCGGCTTCTCGATGACCTGCCGGGCGCGCTTGCTTGTGGGAAAGTGCGCTGCGTAGTCGAAAACGCCCTTCTCGATCTCGATCCTGATCTGGCCGAGCAGGTTCTCGCAGAACCGAATATTTCGGGGGTTGGGCGGGAGCTTGATCCGCTCCCGGCACCTGGCGCCACGGTAAGTAAAATCTATCTGGATGCTGCTCGGCGATATTGCGCGGACACCGCTGCCCCGTTTTGGACCCACCATTCGTAACCCTCAATATCGATCAAAACACGGCCGTCAGGGGCCTTGATGTAGACAGCGCCCTCCAGCCAGTCACCGCGCTTGATCTTGGATCTGGTCGCGTCGGGGGTGTAGCCGGTGAGCTCTTCGAACTTCTCGATGGTCACGAAGCGGGGCGGCCTCAGCAGTCCTCTTATCGAGGATTCTGAAAACACAGGGTTGGCGTTCATGGCTGGGCCGCTTTCCGCAGGTCAAGGATTGGGTGGGAAGCGTTCATTGTCGACCTCCAGGAAGGGCAGGGGCGCGCGGCTGTGGATCCACAGCGACGGTGGTGCGGCCGACGTCGTCAAAGAGCTGGATTGCGTCCAGCTCGATCTTGACGGCGGCGATGTAGGTATTGGCAACCTGCGAGGTGGCCCTTGCGCGATCGATCGTCAGGGCCATTTTTTCGGCGGGTGCGGTGTCATCCCCCAGCGCTTCGAGCATGGCGACCAGGTGATCGCGGACGTCACTGACTTTGTTCTTCATCGCGCTGCTCCTTGGTGCGCTTGTTGATCTTTCGCGTGATGCGGGCTTTCAGGAGCACGAGCTCGGCTAGCTCCTTCGGGTAGCGGGTGTGGAAGCTGTTGCGGCGCATGTTCTCGACAAGCGAGATCTGCTCCAGTCGGTCAGCGGTGATTTCAGTAGCCACCAAGGACTTCAGCCCAGGCTTGAACACCACGATGTGCCTTTCGGCCACTGGGCCGTGCGCGGCCTCCCAGACCATCACGTGTACGGGGCACCAGCGTTTGACTGGAAAGATGGACGGGTCGTCCGTGACTTTGCGCATCAGCACCCTTCGCTTTGGGCAGATCTTCTCGGTACCGATCGGCACATAGTTGCGGGCCTCATGGGCTGGCCGTCCCTTCTTGAACTGGGTCTCCCTCATGCGGCCGGCGTGCCAACCTGGGCGACGTAGCCCCTTGTTTGGCGGTACCTGTCCGGGCTGGAAGCGCGCGGCGATGCTCTCCGGCGCGCACGTCCCATTCCAAAGATGCGCAAGAGGGTGTGCCTCGAAACCTTCGGCCTTTTTGAGCCCAAGCAGCTCGGCGCGGCGATACACGGCGGACCGCGGCCGGCCCAGCACATGTGCTATCAGGAAGGCCGGGAAGTGGGGATAGTTGAGGCGCAAGGTCTCGTCCTCGTCCTCAGTCCAGGGGGTGCGCAGCTTCACGACGCCTCCACCCAAACGAAGGCGGCTCGGTGAGCAGCCAGAGGTGGCGGATGTTGGCCACGTCTACTAGGTCGCGCGCTGCCGGGTAGATCTCCACGGCCCAGTGCTCGCCAAAGCCGACCTCGGCCTTCACCCGCTGCAGCTCGTCCCATGTGATGCCGTCGGCCCAGCGGCCGTTGGGCAGCAGGCGGACCCGGTTGATCGACAGCCGAATCGGGGCGCCCGGTTCGGCGTATTCCTGGACGAGGAAGAAGCGGCTGCGCCATACGCGGCGCCGCGGCACCTGCTCCTGCAGTAGCTCGACCGGCCACATGGTGGGCGGGACCTCGACCAGGTGCTCGGGGAGCTCTCGATGCTTGGCCGCGATGGAGCGGCGCTCCGCTCGATTGAGGGGCCTATCAGTCATGGGGGACCTCACGCACTTCCAGGATTTTCCCCTCGCCGTCGACGACGCCTTCCGCGTGTATATCGGGGGCGCTGGCGAGGTCGACGCCAATCCAGAAGGGTTGGGGGCCGTCAGCTGCCATCAGGTTGGCGAAGCGCGCGTTGATGGCCTCGTCGAGGGTGCCCGGGTGCATCCAAGCCTCAGCCGTGGCCGTTAGGTCGTGCAGGCGCTGGTAAAGCGGCGATTGATCATCGATGCCGGCCGCTACGACGGCGTTCCGCAGATCCTGCAGGCGGAAGCTCAGGGCGGTGCGCTGTTCCCACCGGAGCAGTACCTCGGCGCGCAGGGTCCGCGCCGCGGCGCGGAGCTCGTCGGTAGTTGCCCCGGGGCTGTCGACAGCCTTGAGCGCTTGATCAATCTCCGCGCTTGGCGCTTCCCAGACGATCGGCTGGAGGCGAGGGTGCAGCGCCAGGCACTCGTCATCCGGGTCGAGGATGCCGCTGTCGAGCAAGGTGTGCATGCCGGCGGCGACTCGGAACAAGCCGCCGCCGGCATTGGCAGTTGCGGCGATCAGGGAGTCATGGAGCGCGCGCAGGTGCTCGCTATCGTCTTCGTCGAAGAAGTCGGCATCGCCGGGGTGCTGGCCCTTGTGCAGACCCTCGATGATCGTCGCGACCTTCATGGCGCTCTCGACGTCTTCGGTCGTGGCCTTGGCCATGCGAACGGTGTAGGTGGTCTTGTTGCTCATGCCTGGGCGGCCTCGCGGCGGCTGGTCACCTCTTCAGGCGTGAGCAGCTCCTCGCGCGCCACGTTCACAGCGCGCGGCGCCGTGATGCCTATGCGTACTTAGTTGCCCTTGATGCCGAGGACGGTGACGGCGACGTTGTCGCCGATGTGCATAACTTCGCCTTCGCGGCGGGTGAGAACGAGCATTTGAGTCTCCTGTTTCCATGGAGCCCGGCCGTGGGGGCGCGGCCGGGACGGGGTGATCAGTGGTTGCGGTTGAAGGGCACAAGCCCGTTGGAGCGGTTGAGCATTCCGGCGGCGATCTGCCGGCAGCGGCGCTGGCGTTCCCGGTCCCCGCCGCCATTGGGGGCCCAGCGAATCAGCCACCGGCGGCGCTCAGTGAGGTAGCCACCCCACCGTTCCAAACGCGTGGTGCGGCGGGCCTTCTTGATTTCAGGTTTCGGCGCCGGCTGGGCTGGCCGGATCGCCTGACTGCCGGCGAGCTTTGAGCCCAAGGCAAGTGCGACGCCAAGAAGGAGGCGAGGGCGATGGAACATGCGTGGATCTCCTACGACAGGGCGCTTTGGGTGGGAAGTGGGGTTGAATCGACAGGGCGGTGCTTCGAGTAGGCGGAGCCTTCGACCAGCGGGATGCCGTTCCAGGTCATGGCCTGGGCCTCGGTGTAGGCGGGTTTCGCACGCTGGCCGCGAGTACCCTCAGCCTTGCGTCGCGCGTTCTCTGCGCGCGCTGCCGCCTTGGCATCGCAAGCGAGGCGGTGGTTTGCGCCGCGGATCAAGGCGGCGAAGTCGACCGGGCTCAAGACGATTCGGGGCGGTCGCTTGCCAGCAATCTCGAAGTAGTCGGCGAGCTCCTTCACCCTATTTCGAAGGGCGCAGAACCTCTGTTTCTTGTCTCCGGCCGGCAACTGGCAGAGGTCGACTGTGGCGGGCTCTGCAGGGTCAGGCTCAGCCTGATCCGGTACGTCGTACCTGAGGAAGGTAACGGCCGCCTTGATTGCGTTCTGCCACGCGTCCACCTGCTTGCCGTCGGCGTCGTACAGGGCCAGCAGACCCACTTGACCGGTCTTCCGGACGGATCCGCCCCCACGGATGATGGTGGTGACGTCAGACATTTTCGTCAGCTTCACTTCCAGTCCTCCACGGGCTCGTCCTGGTACTCGGCGATCTCGGCGAGGTCGCTTTCGAACTCGTTGATGGCGGCCACCACCTTGTCCATGGCTCGCTCGACCATTTGGTCGTCGAGGGGCTCCCATGCTTGGTTGATAGCCAGCACGCCGCAGCGCATCCGCTCGCAGCGAATCGCTGCCATACGCTTCAGGCGCTTGGTGCTGATGCCCGCCTCTTGTGCGCGGCTGAGGGGCTTGCTGGCCATGGTCAGCATTCCCTCCAGCCGCCATCCACCAGGGACTGGTGATCAGCGGCTTCCTGGAACTCGAAGAAAATCTCGACCTTGTGCGGGTCAGTCGATGCGTAAATGAACACTTGTTCGACGCACCGGAACTCGTCGTCGGCGTGCACCAGGATCATGTCGCCCTTGCGCGGCAGGAAGGGCAGTGCGCCAAAGCACTCCCAATCCATACCCGTCAGGCCCTTCTCGGCTGGCTTGCGCCGGCGGCCCTTCGGCCAACCAGTCTCTAGGCAGTAGCGGATGTTGAACTGCTCTGCCATGGTCAAGCTCCCGCCTTCGAGATTTTGAAGACGCGCTCCAGCAGCAGGAACAGTCGGCGGATCTCACCGCTCTGCAGTGCGAAGCGGGCGTCGAGTTCCGCGCGGCGGCTGTCCTCCTCGACCTGGTCCAGCTTGTCGAGCGCGCCGTCCAGGAACTTCAGCTTGCGAACAACCATGTCTTCGCCAAGCACGAACGACAGGTTGTCCTCGAGCACCAGCGCCAAGCGGGTGACTTGCTTGCCGGCATCCAGGTGCTTGTCGATCTCGTCGCAGCGCAGCTCCTGGTACTGGCACTTCACCACCGCGCCGCCCTGCGCCGGATCCTGCAGCTGGCACTCTTCGCCCAAGCTCAGGCCTTCGGGCAGCGACTCGCCAGCAATCCAGTTGGTCAGGACAGAGCGCGGCGCCACCTCGGCGTTGAGCGGCATCGCGGGGAAACTGCCCAACATGCCGCGGATGTCGCTCATCACGTTCTCGCCGGTCTTGCGGCTCGACGTGTCGACGACGGCATAGCCGTGCTGCAGGTCGAGCAGCACGTCGGTGCGGCCACTGGTGGTCAGCGCGCGCGGCAACAGCTCGTGCAGCAAGTCATCCTTGAGGCGCTTGCGTTCGCGCCCGCCGGGCTTGCGACCTTCGTTCTGTTCGATCTGCTCCAGCTTCCGGCCCAGAGCGTCATTCACTGCCGTGTTGGGCAGGATCTTCGACTCGGTCCCTACGGTCAGCCACAGCGCGTCGCCGATGCGGTGCGAGAGGATTTCTTTCTCTTCGCGGCCGAAGGGGGAGATGAAGCCGCAGGACACCATCTCGAGCGCGCCAACTGGCTTCAGCTGGACCTGCGGCAACAGCGTGGCGATCTCCGAGAAGTCGGTCGACGCCGGGAAGCGGAACATGGTCAGGTTGCGGAAGAACATGAAGCGTCTCCAGGTGAATCGGAAGTGATGGACGTGCCGGCGGGCAGTTCGGTCATGCCCCAGGCGTAGATGGCGTCTGCGGCCGCGCCGTCCTCGTCCTCGGCCAGCACCTCATGAGGACGGGCAATTCCCGGCGCGTAGACGAAGAACAGCTTCATGAGCGCCCCAATGCCGAGACCATGCGGCTGATCAGCTTCAGGTTCGGGCGCTTGCCGTCCTTCCATGCCGCACGCAGGGAAGCTCCGATCTGCTCGCGAAGTGCCAGCTGGCGATGCGGATAGGCCACCGACGCGGCGTAGTAACGTTTCATCCGTTCCTCGGCGGTGCGCTCGCGCGAGTTCCGGAAAACAACGGCGTTCAACCCGTACTTCAGACACCCAATCTCTTGATTCACTGGAGGGGCTCCATGCGAGGAGGCTGAGCAGCAGCACCGGCAGGACAGCGGCGATGCAGGCGCCAACCAAAGTGCTGAGCAATGCTCGGCAGGCGATCACGCACACGGCGGGCAGCTGGCGTCGGATGCCAGGCCTTCTGGTGTGTGGTTCTTCCAGTGGTGGAAGTCGACGCCTTCATAGCCGCAGTGGCTGCAGATGCCGTCTTCAGTGAACTGGTGCTCGAGCGGTACCGGCTTGGCGATGTCCGGCAGCAGGTTGCGACCGAGAATGGCTTCGAACTGCGCGTCGACGCCGGACAGAGAGGGGATACTCATCAGCGGCTCCCCTTCGTCTTGCCGACGTGGCTATCAGCCAGTGCGGCACGCCAGCGGTAGGCAGTCGCACGACTGACGCCGAACGTGCTCTTGAGCTCGTCGACAGATGGAACCCGCGTTCCATAGGCGCGCACAAGCCGCAAGGCAAAGGTGATGCCCTGGTGCTGGCAATGCGGGTCGGGTGCGCCGGCAGCGCTACGGAAGCCGGTCATGGCGATTTCGCCTGGAGCTGCAAGCCGTCGACCCACGCCTTGGCTTTTTCAAGGTCAGCGGCCGATACGTCTGCACACGCGGTACCGAGCCAAATCGAATTGGTGTCGTCGGCGTCAATGGCGGGTGAGAAGCGCGGAAGCGCGGGAAGGTCCAAGTGGGCGCCGATCAGATTCGTTGCGCCGGAATAGATCGACATGGACCACCAGCCGGTAACCGTGCCTGGCCGGTGCAGGCAAAGAATCAGTCGACGTTTCTTGTCGCTAGCCCTGAGTTCCAAGCGGTGGTCCACCGGCAGGCCGGGCGCGGCTTCAGCAGCAGCATTCATGCAGCACCGCCTTCGACCAGCCGATAGCCGACCTTCCGCGCTGTCAGGATCTTGTGCGCAGCACCAGCCCCGGCAAGCTTCTTGCGCAAGCGACTCACGATCACCTGCAGGCAGTTCGACTCAGCGCGCGGCGCCTGATCGTAAAGCGCAACCTGCAGCTCTTCGTGGTTGATGACCTGCTCAGGCTCCTGGGCGAGTCGCTTGTAGATCCGGTACTCGGCAAGCGTTAGCCATACGATCTGGCCAGCGGCACCGCCTACCACCAGCGCGCGCTGCTCGGTCATGAGCTCCACGGTCGGGGCGCTCACGGCCGCACCTCGACGAAGGCCAGGTCATAGATGACGCATTGCGCCCGGGCTGCCGCAGGGGGTACGGCTTCCGGTGGGGAGTCCGGCACGATCGACAGGGGGATGATCGTGTTGGCCCGGGCGCAAGCGTCGGGGGAAACGGAGTAGTCACCGCTGATGATGGCGTCGACTGTGTCGAGCGCCTCCTGCCAACGGGGCCACGAGAAGTCCTTGGCCATGAGGGTGGTCAGCCGCGCGCTGCAGTCGGGCACCACGCCACCATCGCGAAAGCTGTTGAGGGCCGCGTTGGCCACGGTGGTGCGCAGCCCCCAATCGTTGGCGTCGGCCAAGTCGTAGACCGCTACAGCTGCACAGATGCGCGGATGGGTGATCACCAGCTTCGCCGGCACGTGAGGTGCGCGGGTTGCTTCAGCCGCGAGAGGCGGAGCGGTAGCCGGGGTGGGTTCCGGTGCAGCCCAGATGCCGGCAATGGCCGCGGCGCCAGCGCCGAGGGCGAGGTAAAGCGAGGAAGACAGAAGCGTCATGCGATAGCCATCCCTGTGGAATGGCTATCAGTAAACCGATAGTTCGCCGCATTGTCAATCGGTATACCGATAGGTTGTGGCGACTTTATCTATCGGTAGGCCGGCTGGTGGCAGCTATTGCGGGGAAGGGATTATGCCGACGGCGGCCACGCGATCCCTTACGGCCTCCATGAGCTCGGAGAGGGATATGCCGGTTGAGATATGCCGCGCTTCGTGCAGTGCGCTGGAGATTGCCTGAAGCAGAACGGCTAGATGCAGCTCGTCTCGGTAGAGATTGTGGAGGTCAGTCCAGTCGTCGCCAAGTGCCAGCAGGGAGAAGAACAAATGCGCCCTCGACTCTGGGTCGAGAAAGTCCGTAGCTACGTACAACGGGGCCAGGCCAGGTACTTGAGCGGGTTCCAATAGGCCCTCCGCCCAGGCGAGATCAGAGACTTGTTCGTCTGGCAGGTGGCCTTGCTCGTAGTCGACTGCCAGTCGCTCAAGGCGAGCCCGAAAACTTCCATTCTCAAGGCTTGGCGCTGATGGCAAAGGGGGCGGGGAGGCCGCGCCTCGATCGTGAGGGACGAACGATTGATCGAACACAAAACGGGATTTGGGAACGACTGGAGCATCGGGGTGCTTTTGGAGCAGTAGGCGCCTCGCCTGCTCAATACGATCCCAGGTTTCTGGCAGATCCGGTGCCGCAGTGAACGGGTTGCTTATCTGGAGCCATTTCTCTCCCGGCATACGGGGTGGCCAATCGAGTTCAGCCATCGCGAAAGCCAGCAGATTTAGCTGCGCTGCCCGGCTGGACCTGTTCAGGCGATCCAAGTTTGCAGAGGCGGGAGAACCGGCAGTTCGGATGAGTAGTGCGCTCAGTGCGCTACCCAACGGCGCGTAGGAGCTTGGCTTTAAACCTGAAAGCGCATGCTCCATCAGGACCGCGTTGGTAGCGGCAGCTGCTGCATCCATGCCTGTGACTGTTGACCAGAATCCCATCGTGGTCGCTCCGTGGTTGGGTTCAGTTATGCCGATGCCTTTCGGCCAGCGGCCTGGCGCTCCATTGCGGCATAGCGTTGCTCGGCATCAAGAGTGCTCATGAGCTGCTGCCTCCCCCGCGATGGGAGGTCCTTATAGCCCTCAAGGAGCTTGGCCAAGCCGTCATTGAGCAAGAGCTCGAGTGGCTGCTCTGGGATCAGAAGCTGCCAAGCCGGAAGGCCGAAATACGCTGCTAACTGGGAAATGGTCGAAGCCCGAGGATTGATTTCCAGCGGACTGGTCAGATCCAACAAGTTTGACAGCGTGCTCTGGCCAACGCCGGCCTTCTTGGAAAGCTGGGCCTGCGATAGCTGATGGTGATCCATCAACTGCTGAAGGTTCTTGCCCAGGGCGAGCGCAATTTCACGGCTTCCGTTCATGTTTACCAGTTTGCCGATAGCGGTTATCCGTTTGCGGCTTGTAGAGCTATCGGTATGCCGATAGCATTGGACAATGGATGCCCTAACCTTGCTTGAACAAACCAAAGGCCGTCTCCGTCTGCATGAGGGGAATTACGCAGAAATTTCGCGTCGGACCGGGGTCAGCTACAGCTCATTGGTGAAGCTGGCTCAGGGACATACCGGCAACCCAACCGTCGAGAGTCTGCAGCGGGTAATAGACGCGCTGGACGTATTTGAGGGAGGTACACCGCGCGCTGCGCCGGCAGCGGCAACGGTGGACGTAACGCCCAAACAGGAAGAAGACCCCGACCAGCGGCGCATCGTCCCCTTGGAGGAAGCCTGATGGTCAGCAAGAACCTCGGCAATCCTCGGGATAGGGCAGGGCAAGGAAACGGGGCTACCCCATGAGCAAGCCACCCTTGGACATCAAGAACCCCACGCTGGCTGCGGCCATCCTTCGCCGCCTCGGCGTTCTCGAGCGTGCGCACCAAGAACGAGCGCGCCGCACTGCCGAGCTCGAGCGTCAGGTAGTTGGCCTTCAGCAGGAGGTATCCAAGCTGCGCCGGCGGGAGCTCAGTCGCGCTCCCGCTCTGGTGCTCGGTCCGGAGCACCTCGAACTGTCCCTCGCGATTGAGGGTCGTCCTTTTGTCCCTGCGCACGCTCTGCAAGCGCTCGAGCGCGCTGCAGGCGCACCAGCAGTACATGGAGTTCGGCTAGACATTCCCGCGCGTGAGCCTTTTCTACAGCGCTGGCGTCGGCGGATCGGACTATTCGCTCGAGCCTCCCAGCGTGTTCCTTCAGCGCCCGCAGCAGCACGGCGGGTTGCGGATGACTGTCAATGAGCAGGGGGAACAGCGCCCGCACGAACCCAAGGCGCGCGACGGCATCGATGTGGATCTCGTCGCTCGCATCTGTCACACGGGCATCCCTGCAGTTGGTATCGCTTCCCATTTTTCCATCGCGCGCTGTGGTCGGTCTGTCCGGCAGCGCCCGACCCGCAGTAGGGCAACGCCTGACCAGGCGCCCCACAATCAACCACGGACTCCAAAATGACCTGGACAACAGAAGCGTGGCTGCGTGAGGCGCTGGGCGCCCTTCGACGCACCCTCGACGTAGACGCGCGCACCAAGAACGAGATGGTGCAATTCCTGCTGGATGAGGGCTTCTGGGACAAAGAGAAGCTGTCGACGTGGGAAAGCGCGATCGCGAAGTTCAACAGCTGCTTGAACCCCAACAAGTCGGAGTTCTTCAAGGTCGGCGAGCTGTGGGCGCTGTCCAAGCGCTTCGGCCGGCACGACCTTTTTCTGGCCATGGCCGCCGACCTTGGCTATGAGGTGCGCCGCCTGCCTACGGAGGAGCGCCAGCAGGAGCTGTTGGAGCAGCTCGCACATCTGCAGGCCCAGCACGGCGACGCCCTCGAGCGGATCAGCACGCAGCTCGCTCAGCTTCAGGCTGCGCCACACGCGCCGCCGGCGCTGCCGATCATCCCTGGTCACCGACCGCAGTTCAGCAAGCAGGAATGGCCGTACAGCGCTGGCTCGTCCGTGGTTGCTCGGAATGGGTGCCCGTAGTCATGTCGACAATCATCATGTCCCAATGCTGGATGCTGCAGGGACTGAGCGTTACCCAGAAAGCTGTACTGATCTCACTGGCTGACCAAGCCAGCGACGATGGCGTGTGCTGGCCAGCAGTCGGCACGGTAGCCAAGCGCTGCTGCATGTCCGAGCGCGCGGTGCGTAGTGCAATGGATCACCTCGAGCAAGTGGGGCTTGTTGCGCGTGAGCGCAGGTTCAACAGCAGTTCGGTCTACAAGGTGACGCCTGCAGCGTATCGCCCTGCCGCCGAAACGGGGACGGGTAGGCGCAAGTCTGCAAACACCCGCCCCCCTGCATCTGACGCAGGAGGTGCGCCCCGTGCAGGGGATGCACCGGGCGCAGGAGGTGCGGGAAATGCAGGGGGTGAACAAGATGCCGGAGGGGCTGCGCCCGCTGCCGGTCTGGGGCTGCACGGGGCGCCGGACCCCCTGCACCAGGTGCCGCCTAACCATCAACTAACCATCATTGAACCGTCAGAAGAACCGCCAGTTGCGCCGCGCACCAAGGCGGAGATCAAGGCCGACCAAGAGGCAGAGCTGCAAGCTGCCTGCAAAGCGACTTGGGCTGCCTACCGACAGGCCTACGCCCAGCGCTACGGCGTGCCACCGGTTCGAAACGAGAAGGTCAGCTCGCAGATGAAGGAGTTTGTCCGGCGTATCGGCCGCGGTGAAGCTCCCGAGGTGGCGGCCTGGTACGTGCAGGCGATCAACGAAGCATGGGTGGTCAAGGCGTGTCATGACGTCGGCTCGCTGCTCAGTCGTGCTGAGGCATACCGCACCCAATGGGCCACGGGCCGGGCGATTACTTCGACCGAGGCAACGCACGCCGACAAGACGCAGTCCAACGCAACGGCTGCCGATCAGGCCATCGCCATTCTGCGACAGAAGGATGCTGCCAATGCTTAATCAGGGGGAGCAGGAAGAGCTGGCTCGTCTGCTCGTGGCAACGGCCGAGGTGATGGGCGACGAGGCACGCCCCAACGTGGTTGCCTTGATGGTGAGGGAGCTGGCTGCTCATCCGTTGGCGGCGCTGGACAAGGCCCTGGCCACCTGCAGGCGGGAGCTGAAGGGGAGGTTGTCACTCGCGTCAATCCTGGAGCGAATCGACGATGGCCACCCTGCGCCCAATGAGGCTTGGGCGATCGCGCTGCCGGCCGCGGACGAGCGCAATACGGTCATCTGGACAGCTGAGATCCAGGCGGCGTGGGCGGCGTGTCTGCCGCTGGTGCAGGCGGGCGACAAGATTGCCGGCCGCCTGGCTTTCATCGAGGCCTATACCCGCCAGTTGAAGGAGGCGCGCGCGCAGAGCCGCCGCGGGGTGTTCCAGCCGTCCATGGGCTTTGACCTCGATGGGCGCAGTGCCGCGATCGAGCATGCCCAGGCGCTTGGCCTGTTGTCGGCTGATGCAGCACAACCCCACCTGCAGCTGCCCCCGGCCTCCCCGCAGGTCCTGGCGCGAATCGAAGAGCTCAAGCAAGAGCTCGGTACTGAGGCTGCACCATGAGCCGCGCGCTGCCCCGCATTGTGTTGGAGCTGAAGCCCGTCTCGGTACCGGCCGTCGAAGCCGGTTGGCATGTCTGCTACGGCTACGGGATGAAACCGCTGGTGCTCTATGCCTCACGTGGCCAAACAGTGTGGCGGGAAGGTGCGCGGCAGATCCCGATCACGCACTACGCCGGGCCGCTGCCGGAGGGCAAATGATCAATCAAGACGAGCTGAGGCAGTATCACCGCCAGGCCACCATGTACGTGTTGCAGTCGAGCCAGAGCATGACCGCGGCCGAAGCACACGAAGCTGTCACCGGCCTGGCGTTGGCCAAGGGGCATCCGAAGGAATGCGCGGCTATCAGCCCAGCAGGTGTTGCCGGAGTTCTGCGGAGTCTGCAGAACGAAGGCATTGCCGTGCGCGGGCCGGCACGCCAGAACACGCGGCATGGGCGCAGCGAGCCGACGTGGAGGCTGGAGGACGGCCTGCAGATGATCCAACCACCGACTGCACCCGGCAGGAGATCGGGGGCCGCTCCCGGCAACGCTGCGGGCCAGGATCCACTGGCGCACCTGTCGCGCGAACAGCTGATGGCCATGATCCTCGTGGGTGACGAGCTCTCCGCTGCTACCGCGCGCTTTCAGGCAGAGGTCGAAGGCATCAAGGACCGTGCAAAGGTGATACTCGCCGGCGGAGTGCTGTTTTGAGCAATCGCAGTCTCCGATTCAGCAGCGTTGCGGACATGCCGGCTGGTATGCGCGCGCTGTTTGAAGGAAAAGGTGCCCAGCACCCGGCTGAAGTCGATGCCCCGGCAGTGCCTGGACAGAAGCGACCGAAGTACGGCAACAAGATCACCGTGGTCGACGGCATCCGCTTCGATTCAAAGAAGGAAGCGAGTTACTACGAGCAGCTGAAGCTGCGGCAGCGCGGCGGCGAGGTGCACTTCTGGCTCCGTCAGGTGCCGGTGCATCTACCGGGCGGTACCAAGTACGTCCTGGACTTCGTCGTGTTCCTGAAGAGCGGTGAAGTGCAGTTCGTCGACGTGAAAGGACGCGAGACCAAGGAGTTCAGGATCAAGAAGCGAGAGGTCGAGCATCACTACCCCTTCAGGATCCTACTTGCATGAGCGCCGTCGACCTGACCCAGATTCCTCTCGAGCAACTGCTGCAGGAGCTCGCGCGTCGCGCAGGTGGAAGCTACCAGCCGACTGCTGCCAAGGCTGGCATGCGTCACGAGACGAAGGAGGCCTGGGCTGCAGCCCAGGCAGACAAGTGGCTGAGGAAGCACAACGCTGAGCTGGACCCCAGCGTGCGCGCGAGGCTGCTGGGTGAGGTGGAGAAGTTCAAGCGCCTCGAAGCGCGCTACAAGCTGCAGAGGATCTGACATGGCCCGCAAGAAGATCAAAGCCGAGCCATGGGTGGACGAAGGTCGGGATCCGCTGGAGCTGATCGCCCGCCTATTGGTGGGCGGGAGCTATCGCGTGCCAGTGGAGGGGCGTAGCACGCTGCCGCCGCTGGGCAGCGCAGACATCGCGGGCGCTGTGGCGTTGATGCCCAACGCGCTCGAGAAGCATGCGGCGCTAGCTGTGGCCACCCGTGCGGAACGGCCAGCGATCGCGCACCTATCCCTGCTGGCTTACGGCCCCGTGGCCAGTTTGGTCGCGCAGGCGCGGCCGCGGCATTTGGACTTGGCTACACCGGGGGATCGGTGGCGCCTGCGCTTGGTCATATTCGACGCCGCATACGAACTGGTGTGGCCTGAGCGCCGGCAGACTTGGGCGGTGCTGGCCAAGGCAGCCAAAATGCGGCGAGGAGCGTATTGCGATGTACACCGCGCAGCTACGTCGGTGCTACAGGCCGCGCTAAATGACGGGCGGCGGGAGTTTCATGGGCGGCTGTTTGCTGGGTAGTCACTCGCGGAATGGAATCGAAGATGCCAGGACATCCAGTGAGTATTCACCGTAGCCACAGTAATTGCTCACTAACTCTTCCTCAATCTCAGAGGCAAACATATTTAGCGAAGCCAGAGATAGGTGTGAGTCCCGAATTGGGCCGACGCGAACCCCCGTAATCGCTGCCGGTGGTATCGGAAGCTCGATGTATGGCACGAGCATATTACCGCGCGGTCGATATTGGACCTTGCTATCGTTGCCTTTGACAATGATGCGCGCCTCGCTCTCCTCCTCGAACCCTTGGTTCTTAAAGGTTGCGGCCAAGTCGATGAGGTTGGTGAATTCATCGATTGATTGACAGTACTCGCATTGAACTTTCGCGATGTTCTTCAGGGCTGCGGTCATTGCCTTTCGCGCATAAAAATCCTTAGGTCCGTGGCCGTAAACGCAAGGGACGATGGTTATGTCAGAGTCGCTTAGAACATCTGCGTCTAAGCGCAGTGAATACTTCCCATATGCCCGCCATTGGCTGAGCATGTCGTCTCTGCTGCTCAGTGATATGACGAAAAGAGGTTCTTCTGAATCAAACGCTTCTTGAAAAGCGTTTAACTCGCGTCGCATAAATTGGATTGCTGCACCAATTCCATCAATATCAAGAAGGCCTGCTTCATAGGGCGCGTCTAGTGCTCGTTCGAGGTAACTTATCCCGTCGCGAAGCTCGCTTGAATCATTCATGTAACGCAGGTCGGTAAGCCAAAGCTTACGATTCTTTAGAATGGAATAGACGGCGTTTATGTCGGTGTAGTGGAAGTAGTGCATGGGTTCCTGATGAGCTGTTGAGATTTGCAGTCGGATTGACACGATTACCTAATGCTGCAGTTCCAAGTAAGGTGTGACTTTTTTGGTTACTTCCTTCAGCGAAAAAAGAAGCGACTCGTGTCCTCTCGTCAGGGCTTTTCGGAGCTCCATGCGTTCGTAGGGGTTCTTTGCCTCAGCAAGATCCAATAGCTGGTTTGAGACAGACCTTGCGTTGTCGCCCAGTTCGCGGACGACATGCTGGGCAATGGCCTCTTCGAAAAGCCAGGCCATTTCGCTACCGATCCTGTCGATCTCTAGGAAATCGGTGATGCCGTAAGCCATTACGCCGTCCTCGGGGCTAGGTTCCGCGTCAACGATCCTGTTGACGGTCGTCACTAGGTCCCGGTAAGCGGCGAAGCGCCGATCGAACAGGTCGGCCTTCAACTTCTTTCTCGCTGTCTGCCACTGTTGATAAGCGATGTATCCGACCATTGCTGCCATGCCCACCTGAGCGACGGCGGTGAACAGCCGGATCTGCAGATCCGTCATCCCGAGTACGGTTTCCATTCCTGTTTCCCCCTGTTGTCCTAGAGTGATGGTAGCTGCGGTTGTTAAGGTTTGTTAGGGGGTCGCAGGTTTTGAGAATGGGCGAAGCGTTTTGTTACTTTGTATCCGCAGTTGTTCCGCATGAGGAAGAAAATCTCCTCATGAGGAACCGCAGTTGCAACGGGACCGATTGCCACGTAGTTTTTGCCATCGTGGGCACCGGTGTAAGTAGGGTGCCCAGGCACATTGAGGCCGCTGGTTGACCGGGATTGGAGTCCGCGGTTGGCCAGCGGCCTCAACCGTTTGCGGGGTAGAGCAGTCCGGCAGCTCGGCGGTCTCATAAGCCGCAGGTCGCGCGTTCGAATCGCGCCCCCGCTACCACTACGCCGGTTATCACATCCAACAGCACCAGCTGCAGGCGAAAGCCTGCAGGCCTGCCGTGAGGCACGCTGCTGGTTTCCGTCGATGCACGAGCCATGGGGGCTTGGTCGGGCTGGAGGGTGTGCCGGCACCATAAGAGGCAGTGACATGGCATTCGTGCTGAGCAAGCGCAGCTTGCAGCGGCTGGAAGGTGTGCATCCGGATCTGGTCAAGGTCGTGAAGCGCGCAATCCAGCTGACGCCGGTGGACTTCACTGTCCTGGAAGGCCTGCGGATCTTGGAGCGACAGAAGCAGCTGGTTGCTGCCGGTGCTTCCAAGACCATGAACTCCCGTCACCTGACTGGCCATGCCGTCGATCTCGGCGCCTACGTCGCTGGCGAGGTGCGCTGGGACTGGCCGCTATATCACCAGGTCGCTGCGGCGGTGAAGCGAGCAGCAGCCGAGCTAAAGGTGCCGATCGAATGGGGCGGCGACTGGCGCACGTTCAAGGACGGCCCGCACTTCCAGTTGCCGTTTGCCAGCTACCCGAAGTGACTGAGGACAGGGGATGAAACTCGAATCTGCAGCTGCAGCCGCAAAGGTGCTGGCGACTGGCGGCGCATCCGCAGGCCTGTTTGGTTTGACGCCGTGGGGTTGGGCGGCAGCGCTGATAGGCGCTGCGATGTCTTACTACTTCGAGCCGGAGCAAACGCCGGACAAGGCGATGAGAATCGCGTTCGGCATCTTTGCAATGGCGTTCTTTGCCGGCACAGCCGCGGTGCTGCTGCCGCATGTGCCTTGGTTCGGCATCGGCGAAGCCGCAGCCAAAGCACCACCTGAAGCGCTGGCAGGTGCACTGGGCCTGTCGATCCGGTTTCTGTGGGAACAGGGTCGGCGCTGGCTGGGCTCAGCCAAGAAGCCAGCGGCTGGGAGCTGATCATGCAGATCCTGCTGGTGTCGCTGTTCGTGCTTGGCGCTGCTGCAACGATTCTGGCCACCTTGGCCAGCAGCATCATGAGCGTAAGGCCCCGCTGCGTTTGCGGGCATGCGCGACAGGTGGCCAGGCTCTGCGTTGTTGCCGCCTGTGCGCTCGCCATTGCCAGGGCCTTGACTGCACCGGCCACGGTCGTCGGTGATCAGGTCCTGCTGGTGCTGGCCTTGGCAGCAATCATGGGGCTGCGTGCGAGATCCGAAGCGCACCGCCAGAACGGCAGGCCCTGCTGATGGCTTTTGCTGAACGGTGGGCTGCCTGGTGGGCAGCGTGGAAGCGGGTGCTGCTGCTGGCCGTGTTCCTGGGCTTGTCGGTGTGGCTCAACGTCCACCAGTACGGAAGCAAGCGCGAAGCCGCGGCTGATGCTCGGGCCAAGGCCTATGCGCAAGCCCTGACAGCCACCGGTGAGGTGGCCAAGCAAGCAACCAAGGACAGCGACCAGCTGCTCGACAGGCTGGAACAGATCGCCCAGCGCGGTGAAAGGACGCGGGTTGTCTATCGCGATGCCGCTGCAGCGCAGCCGCTCGCCGAGAACTGTGCTCCGGGTCAGGCCCGGGTCGATGCCATCAACGAGGGCCTTGGGCCCCAAAGCGAGAAACGATGAGTCCGCAACAGCAGGAGCGCTTAGCCGAAGCGCAGATTGAGCAGGTGCAGGCTGGCACCTTCACCGAACGCTGCAAGGCCCTCTTGTACGTGGCCTTCGGTCTGACGGCAATTGCGTTCGCCACCGTGGCGGTGGTGTCGTGAGCCGGCGCCTGACGCTGGCCGACATCGAGGCCGAGATTGCCGTCGAGCACTACTTCAACGGTCATGCCGCCGCTGCGGCCGGCGTTCAAGTTGGCATCGCGAATGAGGTAACCATACGTTCGCTGATGAGTCTGACCATCTGCGTCCTCACTCTGCACAACGGTCACAAGGAGGTCGGCATCAACTACGGTTCGGTAGATCCGGCCGAGTTCAATGCTGAGGACGGCCGCCGCTACGCGCGCGAAGACGCCATCAGTAAATTGTGGAACCCGCTGGGCTTCCGGTTGCGTGATCAGCTTGAACGTGAATCGGCGGGAGCGCTTCGCGTCGTACAGACGTGCACTATCAGCGACCAGCCGCTGCCAGCATTGTCCTTGGCAGACGCTGAAGCGGACGTTGCGGGCGTGGCGCGTCCGGACAGCCCCGGTCTGAATACCAATACCGCTGTGCTGGAAAAGACAGCGAGCGTGGGCAAATCCGAGACCGGCGTGGCGATGCAGGCCAAGCCATCGGTCGATATAGCGCAGCAGGTGCGTGATCGTGAAGTCAGCGGTCGGGCGTTGGGAGCTGCGTTGGGTGCTGGCGCAGCCCAACTGAGCATTGGCAGATTGGTGCACTACGTACTGAGCCTGGACGATGCCGCCAAGATCAACGGCAGGCGTACCAACGGTGCGGCGATCCAGGACAGGATCCTCGAGGATAAGTGGTCCATCGGTGCGCAGGCCCACATCGGAAACACGGTCTGCGCCGGCGACGTGCTGCCCGCCATGGTGGTGAGGGTGCTGCCCTGCCAGCAGGCGAACCTGCAGGTCTTTCTGGACGGCAACGACGTGTTCTGGGCGACTACCAGGGCAGAAGCCGCGCCTGGTCGCACCGAGCCGGGCCGCTGGCACTGGCCGGCGCGCGTCTGACATGCGCCTAACCGTTCTCCTTGTTGCGCTGCCCCTCCTAACTGGGTGGGGCAGCTGCAGTACCAAGCCTGAGGCGGTACCGGCGCTGTGCGATGCGCAGTGCTTCCGGCCGTGCGTGGGCGAGGGCGAGGACACCGGCGTTCGCGTTCTCGGCGATCCGGCGGCGGCAAGCACCTGGGACGAGATCGGCGGCGATGTGAACCAGCAGCTGGCAAACCGGCTGCGCCAGTGCGATGTGCGCCGCAAGGCCTGCGAGCAGTGCCTGCAGCGGCTGGACAAGCAAGACGTCATTCAACTTTGAGCGCCAACGGCGCAGATCAGGAGCAACGAAAGATGACCCCCAATTCCACAGGCAGCCTTGCAGGCCCGAAAGCACAGAGTAACGTCGAGCAGGCAATCGCCGACATCGATAGCTTGACGGACGACCTCAACGGGGTTGCCGGCGAGCTGGAGCGGGTGCTGCAGCCTGTACTGATCGCGAGCCAGCCCGCTGCTGCAGCGAATGTCGGAGCTGATCCCTCGGCCGAAACCGAGCTGCTGACCAAGCTCTATCGCCAGCAACACCGGCTGCGCCTGCTGCTTGGTCGGTACCGCGAGCTCACCAGTCGCGTGAGCATCTGACGCAGTGAGCAGGACGCCGGCCAGCTTCAGCCTGCAGGTGGTGCGCGGCGCCACCTGGGAGGATGACTTCCAGTACCAAGACGATAGTGGGGTGCCGTTTGACCTCACCGGGTACGAGGCCCGCATGCAGGTGCGGACCGAAGCTGGTCGATATGGCTTGAGCACCGCGGAAACTCTGGTGCTGGAGCTTTCCACAACGGACATGGGCCTGACCATTCCGGAACCGCTCGAAGGCAGGGTGGTGCTGTTGGTGGAAGCTGCCAATACCGTGATGCTGAACCCGGATAACCTGAAGAAGACCAAGCTGGCCTACAGCTTGGAGCTCTACCGGCCAGGCGGCCAAGGGCTGGAGTATGTGATCCCGCTGGTCGAGGGTTCGATCAGCGTCAAGGGAGAGGTCACACGCTGATGCCGGTGATCGCTGATGGCGGCCAGGCTTATGACGTGCAGTTGGGCTGGCCGTGACAGCCAATTCAGCGCAACTGCGGTCCTGACAATGTCGAAAGTAGATCCAGAAACCGGCTTGCTGGACCAGCAGCGACGGTTCGCCGATGAGTACCTGCTTGATTTCAACGGCCGGGCCGCCTACGAGCGGGCGGGGTACAAGGCCCGTGGTGCATCAGCGGATGCAGCGGCAGCCAGGCTTCTCGGCAATTCGAAGCTTCAAGACTACCTGGCCAAGCGAAAGGAGGCGCTGATTGCCTCAACCAAGGTGGACCAAGAGGCGGTGCTGCAGCGCCTTGCGTTCATGGCGTTGGGAGACATCCGCACCCTGTTCGACGCCAATGGGAACCTCAAACCTATGAGCGAGCTAACGCCGGAAGAGGCCAGCTTGCTGCAGGGGATTGAGGTGTTCGAAGAGTTTGAGGGCCGTGGTGACGAGCGGACGTTCGTGGGGGTGACCAGGAAGATCAAGCTTGTGAGCAGGCTCGACGCGGTCAAGACCCTTGGCCAGCACTTTGGGATGTTCTCCAAGAAGGTCGAGCACAGCGGTCCGGGCGGCGGCCCTATCCCTGTGCACCAGCAGCTGGGCACTCTCCTGGAAGCCATGGACGGAGCTGACACCGGTACCGGACCTGCCGCATCGCGGGGGAAGTAATCGATGGGGGAGCTCACTGACCAGGAGGCTAGCCGCTTTCTGGAAAAGCTGTCTGACCGTTGGTGGCGCCTCAACAACCTGTACTACATCACCGACAAGTACGGTCGGAAGGTGCTGTTCAAGGTGAACGAGGTGCAGGCCGACCTCGACGACAACCTGCACACGCTCAACCTGGTGCTGAAGTCGCGACAGCACGGCATCACCACCTGGGCATGCATACGCGCCCTGGACATGGCGCTGTTCAAGAAGAACACGCAGGCCGGCGTGGTAGCTCACACGGCCGGCGACGCTGCCAAGTTCTTTCGCAAGAAGGTGCTGTATGCCTATGACAACCTCCCGGACTGGTTGAAGGCAGTTCGACCAGCAGTTCGCCGCGACATGCGCGACGGTGTGCTGGAGCTCGCGAATGGGTCGAGCATCGAAGTGTCGGTGTCGCACCGCGGCGGCACGCTGACTTTCTTGCATATCTCCGAGTACGGACCGCTGTGCGCACAGCGGCCGGAGGCGGCACAGGAAGTGTCGTCCGGCGCATTGAACGCGATCGCGCCCGGCAACATCGTGATAATCGAATCGACCGCCTACGGCGCCTCGGGCGATTTCTACGATCGTTGCCAGACAGCGATGGAGCTGGACCGGCAGGTGCGGGCAGGCACCGCGAAGCTCACGGTGATGGACTACAAGTTCCATTTCTATCCGTGGTTCAGGGATCCGATCAACGAGCTGGACCCTGAGGGGGTTCAGCTCGGTGCGGAAGACGAGCTCTACTTCGCCAAGGTCGAGGCGGAGATGAACTACAAGCTCTCTGACCGTCAGAAGGCTTGGTACGTCAAGAAGGCCGGTGATCAGCGCGACAAGATGAAGCGCGAGCACCCGTCGACACCGGAGGAGGCCTTCGAGGCATCAACCGAGGGCGCTTACTACGGCAAGGAGATGGCCGCAGCAACAAACGAAGGGCGGATCACCTCGCTCCCGATCAACCCGGCAGTGCCGATCCACACTTTCTGGGACATCGGCCGCAGCGACACAACGGTCATCTGGTTCATGCAGGAAAACGGACCGTGGCTGGACTTCGTGGACTACTACGAAAACTCCGGTTTTGGTGTCTCGCACTACGCCAAGGTGCTGAAGGAACGCGGCTACCTGTATGGCAAGCACTACTGGCCTCACGACGGCGCCAATGAGGACTGGTCGGCCAACGAGAACCGGGTCCAGGTGGCAAACAAACTGGGCATCAAGCCAATCATCGTGGTGCCGCGGATTGATGACATCACCGAGGGCATCGACATGGTGCGCAACATGTTGCCTCGGTGCCGCTTCGACAAGACGCGCTGCGGCCCGCCGAAGGCAGGGAACGGGCGAGGTGGCCTCGAGGGCCTGCGTCGGTACCACAAGGCATGGAACGAAAAGACCGAGACCTTCTCGGACATGCCCAAGCATGACTGGGCATCAAATCCGGCCGACGGGTTCCGTCAGGCCGCCCAGGGATACGTCAGCAGCACGGGGCGCCGAGTTGGCGAGAGCCGCGCGCTGAACAACGACAACTGGAGAACCGCATGACCGTTTCAGCGCGCGAGCGTAATCACCCCACCAAAGAGGAGCTCGAGGAGCTGCTGGGCATGCTGCTGGCCGCAGCCGAAGAGGGCCAGCTTGTAAGCCTGACTTTCATGTTGCGGCGCGGGCCGGACGAAACGATGGTCGATTACCGCGGCTGCCAAGAGTTCACCGAGCTGGCCACGCGCACGGTGCGGGAACGGATCGCCCAGGAGGTTCGTTTCACGGATACGTTGATCGCGCAGCGGATCCAAGCGGACCTCATGCGGGAGCGCCACTGATGCAGGACGAGCAGATCACCCTGCATATCCAGCAGGCGCGGTCGTATGCCCGCTACCTGCCCGGTGGGGAAAAGCATGGCACCGTGGTCGAGGACCATGTGCTGTCGGTCGATGCGGCTGCTGCGGCAGTCCGTGAAGAGCTCGACGCTGCCCTGCAGCTGCTTGGTGCGCGTGCATGAGCTTGCAGCTGGCTCCTGAGGGGTTCGTCTGGTGCGGCAAGAAGGGCGACCTCACGCTTTACCTGACCCACATCACCCGCGACGGGGATGACGACGCAGCGCTGTATATCCGGAACGAGAACCGCCGCATCGCCACCGAGGACCCCATCACAGGAGGTCCCGCCACCGGCTGCCCGGCTTATGTGGTGCCGTTCAGAGATTTCTGGGTGTTCCGGCCCGAGGACCGTGATCGCGGCGGCATGCACCGGATCGAAGACATGACCTCGCGCCTGGCCAACGCAGCGGCTGCGCTCTATGGCATCGATGCCGCGCCCTACCGGCACCGGATCCACGACGCGATCCTTGAGTTCTGCGACGACGTGAAGAACCTGCGTCCGCCGGAAGAGAAGACCCGCGAGCAGTGGCTGGCCGAGATGAGCCGGCTGGGCATGACCGTGAAGATCAACGGACAGGCGGTGAACTGATGCAGACCATCGAGAACATCCGCAGCCAGCCAGCGCATGTGCCGGGCATGGTCGACTTCGCCTCGGAAGCGCCGCCAGAGGCGCCTGAGCACTATCTCGATTCGCGCGAGTCGCGGCGGATCCACGCCAAGGTGCTGGATTATTACTACTCGGCGCTGGATGCGCACCTGGACAATCGGCTCGAGCAGATGCTCGACTACGATTTCTATGATCACATCCAGTGGTCGGATGCAGACAGGCAGGTACTGGCGGCGCGCCACCAGGCGCCGCTGACCTACAACAAGATCAAGATGGCCCTGGACTGGGTTATCGGTACCGAGCGTCGGACCCGCATCGATGGGGTGGTGCACCCGCGTTCGGAGGACGACGTCGAGCTGGCCACCGTCAAGGGTGAGCTGCTCAAGTACCTGAGCGACACCAACCGCGTGCCGTGGGAGCGGTCGTTGGCGTTCAAGGACGCTGCGATCGCTGGTTGTGGCTGGACGGAAGAGTCGATCCGCACAGACCGCTCAGACGAGCCGGTGATGGTCAACCACGTGCCGTGGCGCCAGATGCGGCGAGATCCTTGCAGCCGTGCCCTTGATCTGAAGGATTGCAGGTTCGTAATCCGGGAGAAGTTTGCGGACCTGGACTACGCCGAGGCGATGTTCCCGGAGCGGGTTGAGATCGTGAACCGGGCGGCGCGTGACCATTTCGACGGCGATGACGCCGGGTGGGAAGACGAGATCGATCTGCCGCAGGTTTTTCGGCGCTATGACAGCCGTGGCCACGAAGTCAGTGGGCGAAGGATCACTGGCCGCACCTCGCTTGATACGCGCAGTCGCTTGCGCGTGCGGCTGCTTGAATGCTGGTTCCGCAAGCCCGTCACACACAGGCGGATCTGGGGCGGCGACTTTCGAGGGGAGCGTTTCGACCCTGCCAACGAGCAGCATGCAGCTGCTCGGGCCGAGATGGCCTCGCAGAGTTCGGAGATCTACTCGATCACCGATTCGGTGGTCGAGGAGATGTGGTGCGCCATCTTCACAGAGGAGGGGCTCCTGCAGCTCAAGCGCAGCCCCTTCGCCCACGGCAACTTCCCGTACACGCCTTACTGGTGCTACCGCCGCAATCGCGATGGCATGGAATACGGCTTGGTCCGGGGCGTCCGCGACTCGCAGGAAGATCTGAACAAGCGCATGAGTAAGCTCCTGTGGGCGCTCAGCACCAATCAGCTCTTCTACGAAGAAGGCGCGATTGACGAGGATCGCATCGACGAGGTCAAGCGCGAGCTGGCCAAGCCGAACGGCGTAATCCCGTTGCGTACGAATGGCTTGGCCCGGATTAAGGTCGAACGCAATCTAGACGTCGCCGAGGCCCAGATCCAGCTGCTGGAGCTCGACGCAGCCCATATCCATGACGGCATGGGCGTGAATCGCGAGATGCTGGGCCGAGAGACCAATGCTGCAAGCGGCCGGGCCATCTTGGCCAAGCAGCAGGAAGGCGCGGTTTCGACTGCCGAGTTGTTCGATAACTACCGCCTGGGCATCCAGATCAGCGGCGAAAAGCAGCTGTCGCTGACCGAGCAGTTCATGACCGAAGAGCGGCAGTTCCGCATTGTGGGCGAGCAGAAGGGCGTGGACTGGAGAGCGATCAACCAGCTGCGCTTGGACACGCTGAACAACGTCTGGGTGGTCGATAACGACATCAGCCGCAATCACGCCGACTTCGTTGTCGACCAGCAGGACTTCCGCGAGACGATGCGCCAGGCATTCGCCGAGCAGTTCTTCGACATGCTGGGCAAGCTGCCGCCGGATATGTCCATCCAGTTGCTCGACCTCGCCTTCGACATGATCGATATGCCGGGCAAGGACGAGGTGGTCAAGCGGATCCGCAAGATCACGGGTCAGACCGAGGACGAGATCGATCCGAACAGCCCGGAAGCGATCGCTCGCAACCAGGCCGAGCAGCAAGAGCGGGACGTGGCGCTGCGCGAGCGCATGGCCAAGGTTGGCCTGGACGAAGCCAAGCGCGAAGAACTCATGGCCAAGGTCAAGAACCTGCAGCTGAAGTCGAAGGGCGACGCGCTCAATCTCGCCGAACTCCTCGAAATTTTACTCCCCCTTGCTCCGGCGGCTGACCGCTTGATGAGCACCCAATCCCAAGAGGAAAACGCGCATGTCGCAGCCTGATCAGAACGCGGCCTTGGCCGCAAACGAGTTTGAGCCTACCGACGCCGAGCGCCAGTTGCTCGATGAGGCTGCAGCTGCTGCAGCTGCCGGAGCTGCGCAGGCCGGTACCGGTACCGGTGCCGGGGCGGCGGCTGCCGAGGGCGCTCCGGCCGCCGCCGGCGCCGTTGACGGTGCCGCTGCTGGAAATGCTGGTGCTGCGCCGACCGATGGCAGTGCAGCCGCCGCCGATCCAGCAGCAGCTGCTGCAGCGGCTGCTGCAGCGAACCCAGAGCCGGCAGCTGTGCAGGCGCCGCCGGCCGCTGCTGCGGCACCGGCCCACTTCGTTCCGACCTACACCCCGGAATCGCGCGACTTCAACACCGAGATCTCGGGCATCAACCAGCAGATGGTCGAGCTGAAGGCGAAGTACAAGGCTGGCGACGTCGAGGACGACCAGTACGAAGACCTGTATGAGCAGCTGCGCGATCAGCGAAGCGTGCTCGAGCGCGCCCAGGATCGTGCCGAGATCACGGCCCAGCTGAACCAGCAAAACTCGGATCAGTCCTGGGCGTACTTGCAGCGCCAGTTCCTGAGCGATCCCCAGAACGCGGTGATCGCTGCCAGTCCGCTGCTGTTCTCCGCCTGGGCAACCGCCATGGAGGTGGTAGTGAACGATGCGGCGGTGGCCAACGTCCAGCTGACGGACTGGGATGTCCTGACGAAGGCGCGCGAAGAACTGGTAAAGGCAGGGATGTTGGGCGCGGCAGCTGCGGTGAACCAGCCGGCGGCACCGGTGCCCGACAAACCCAATCGCGCAGCCCCGATCCATCAGGTGCCGCAGACGCTGAGCTCGGTACCGGCTGCTGCGGATCCGTCTTCCCGTGCCACAGTCGATGCTGCCGCTGAGCAGGGCATCGAGGACCTCGAGGGGTACCTGGCCGGTAAGTCCGAAGCAGAGCGCGACCGGATCCTGAAGGATCTGCCGGGCCAGTTCGCGGACGACTGAGGCGCCAATGCCCAAGCTGCACACCACGCTCGAGCCAGGTGACGTCCTGCTGATACCGGCAGGATCCGGGGCCGCGATTACCTTCATCGAGAAGAGCGGACGGCGGTCGCGTGTGATCGTCGAATCGAACGAGCCGGTGACCGTGACGAGAGCCAGCAACGCTCCAACGCAGCAGTCACCAGAGCGGCTGGTGCCAAGACGACCTATGCCCAATCGGGCCTGAAATTTCTGAATACCTGCGCAGCAGTGCGGGTCAACGACGAAGGCGCAGAAGTGCCGTGATCTCCCAAGGAGAAGCAACATGGCACAGACGATTGTGGGTCTGAACGACCCGAAAGCCCGGAAGTTGTGGTCCGCAGACCTGATGGTTTCGGTTTCCAAGAGCTCCTACTGGACTCGCAAGATGATGGGCAAGGGGTCGGAGACCTCCTTGCCGGTCATGCTGCAGACTGATCTGGAGCAGGAAGCCGGCGACACCATCAGCTACGACCTGTCGGTCCAGCTGTCCGGCGGTGTGATCGAAGGCGACGCCAAGGCGGAGGGCAAGGGCGAGAAGCTCGACTTCTTCACCGACAAGGTCTTCATCGACCAGGCGCGTAAGCCCGTGAGCTGTGGCGGCCGCATGAGCCGCAAGCGCACCGTCCACGACCTGCGTAAGGTCGGCCGCAACCGCCTCACCGAGTTCTGGGCGCGCTTCTACGACGAGCTGTTCTTCATGTACGGCTCTGGCTCCCGCGGCATCAATGAGGACTACAACGTCCCGCTGAACTACGCCGGGCGTGCAGGCAACAACTTCGAAGCGCCCGATACCGATCACATCCTGTTTGGCGATGGCAGCAGCAAGGCCTCGTTGACCAGCGCGGGCAAGATGAGCCGCGTGTTGATCGAGCGCGCCAACACCAAGGCCGCGTCGCAGGGCGGCGGCTCGACGCAGGTGGCGGAGATCCAGCCGATCACCATCGCCGGCGGTGAGCACTTCGTGGTGGTGATGCACCCGTTCCAGGCTCATGACCTGAAGACGTCCACCGACGCGGGCAACTGGCTCGACATCCAGAAGGCTGCAGCCGCAGCCGAGGGCGCGAGCAACCCGATCTTCAAGGACAACCTGGGCATGATCGGCAACACGATCCTGCACAAGCACAAGTCGGTGGTGCGATTCAACGACTTCGGCGCGGGCAACAACGTGGCAGCGGCCCGCGCGCTGTTCTTAGGTCGCCAGGCGATGGTGCTGGCGTTTGGCTCGCCCGGCAATGGCCTGCGTTTCGACTGGTCCGAGGTGCCGCTGGATCACGGCAACGACATCGAGATCTGCGCCGGCGCAATCTTCGGCATCAAGAAGACCCGCTTCAGCGGCAAGGACTTCGGCACGATCGCCCTGGATACCGCCGCGGCGAACCCGAACCCGGTCTAACCCCCTCTCCATTCGCTGCCCACGGACGGGCGGCGGTGGATCCTGTTCTCTGAAGGAGAAGCAACATGGCAACTAAACTCGCGATTGGCCGCAACAGCGGTGCCTCTGCGCCGGCCGCCGGCCAGCTGGTGGTCAACGACTTCAGCTGGCCCGTCGAAGCTGGCGCGAACAATGACCTGGTCCTTGTCGGCGAGCTGCCGGCCTTCCACAAACTGCACACGCAGGGCAGCGGCCTGTTCGCCAAGCTGGATGCCGGCGGCAAGCTGGCAGCGCAGAACGTCAGCATCTACGTCCCGGATGCTCCCGATGGTGCGGCAACAGCTGAAAACACCATCCTCGCTGCTACCGCAGTCGTGGCGGACACCGCCGCTTTCGTGCCGCTGACGAGTCATCTGGTCAGCGAGGCGATCGGTTCCCGTCCGGTCAACCGTCCGGTCTACATCAAGCTGGGCACCGCGCCGGCAACTGGCCAAGGCGAGTTGATCCTGCGCCTGGCCACTTTCACCGGCTGATAGCGCCGTCCGCCTACCACCAGAAGGGCCCGCACTCGCGGGCCTTTCTGCTTTCGGAGTACCAACAATGTTGATCGCATGCCGTTTCAAGCGTCCCAACGCCCCTGTTGACTTGGGCGACAAGGTCTACTTCTTCAAGCCCGTGGATCCGGCAAACACGGATTCCGAGCACGTCGCGGTAGTGGAGGACAACAACCACATTCAGCGCCTCCTGCAGATTCCCGAGGCGTACTACATCGCCGCGACCGAGCTGCCGCCGACCGTGGCCAAGCCCGTGGCGCCGGCGCCCGCGTCGACGTCGATCCAGACGGATGCAGGTGCTGGCACCGCCGGCGCGCCGCCGGCAAACGAGTTGACCGGTGAAAAAACCGGCGAAGGCGAGGGTAGCAGCCAAAACCTTCCTCCCAAGGAGCTGCAGGAACAGGGTGAAGCGCTGAACGGCTTGAGCTGGCAGGCGCTGCAGGCCCAGCTCAAGAAGGGCGGGATCGAGAAGGCGGTGATCAAGATCGCCCTGGAGATCGAGCAGGCCAAGCCTGAAGCGGACCAGCGCGGTACCACGCTGAAGTTCCTCACCGCAGCCCTCGAGGCCTGACATGGAAGCACGCACGCTTCGGCAGCTGATCGACGACTGCCGGGAAGAGCTTGATGATGCCGCCGCGCCCTATCTATACAAGGACGAGGTGCTGATCAGGCATCTGAACGAAGCCGTGGAAGAGGCGTGCGTGCGGGCTCGGCTGCTGCTTGAGAGCAATAGGCCTGACATCTGTCGAATCCAGCTGATGCCGGGGAGGGCAGACTACCCGTTGCACCCCGCAATCTATGTGATTCGTCGTGCCACATTGGCCGATGGCGGGCGTGAGCCGCTCTGCCGCACCACGTCAGTAGCACTGGACGGCGTTTGCCGCGACTGGCGGGCAGAGACTGGGACGCCTGAGTTCCTGGTCCGCGACCGGCAGGCGCGCCAAATCTCCGTTGCCCCGGTTCCGCAAGCGCAGCAGGAGCTCAACTTAACGGTATGGCGCGTGCCGGCTTCTGATGAGTCTCTGGAGACAGACGACGACGAGCCGGCGATTGACCCAATTCACCATCGCAAGCTTATCCATTGGTGCTGCTGGAGGGCTTTTGCAAAGAAGGATTCGGAACAGGACGATTTGAGCCGGGCGAGTCTGCACCTGCGGATATTTGAAGAGTATTTCGGGGAACGTCCTACCGCTCGCGCTTTGCAGCAGCTCTCCATCGACCCTGTAGCGGGCACCAGCCCGCATTGGTTCTGATGCCATGACGGTTCGCGACGAGGATATGGTGCGGGTCGGGCCATGGCCTGCTGGCGTCAATAATGTGGCTCAGGAAGGCCGGTTACCGACCAATGAAGACGGCATGCCTGTAGCTTTGCGCGAGGCAGACAACGTCGATCTGGACCCTACCGGCCGCCCGATTCGTCGGCGAGGAACGGAGCAGTTTTTTTTCGGGGAGCTGACCCACTCCCTTTGGTCTGTGGACCCGCTGCCGTTTGGCCTCTTTGTTGACCGGGGCGCGCTGCACGCCCTGCATCCTGACCGGACGATTGAGCGTGTGGGCGCAGAGTTGGGCAACATGCCCGTGAGCTACTGCTTGATCAATGACCGGGTTCTGTTCTCCAGCCACACGGCCTGCGGCATGGTCGATCTTGATTTGCAGGTTTGGCCATGGGCGCCAGAGCAGCCGTCCGGGCAGCCCGGCTTGTCACTTGCCGCGGGCTATGGGCTCGCCCCCGGTCAGTACCAGGTTGCGGTGACCTTCTTTGACGCACTGCGCCGTGAGTCAGGCAGCACTCTGGCGGCCGTGATCGACGTGCCAGAAGGCTACGGTATCTCTCTTGATGCGATTCCGTTGCCGCTGGATCCTGGTACCTCTGGCATCGCGGTGTACGTGAGCGGGGCGAATGACCAGGTGCTTCGTCAGTACGCTGTATTGCCGCCGGGCACGCGCTCAGGAACGGTGCACACCACTGCGAACGGGCGGGCACTCTCCACCCAGTTCGTCGAGCCGCTCCCGGCCGGGCAGATCGTCCGCTATGGCAGTGGCCGTCAGTTCGTTGGCCACGGCACCGAGCTGCTCTGGTCAGAGGCGTTGCGATATGGCCTGTTCAATCCGGCGACCAACCGCATCCGGTTTCCAGCGCCTATCGATCTTGCCGAGCCGGTGGGCGATGGCGGCCCAGGCGCTGGAGTGTTTGTCGCCGCCGGCAGCCGCACCTATTGGCTCGCAGGTGACGACCCGGCCAAGTTCACCCAGCAGATTGTGAGGAGCTGCGGTGTCGTGCCCGGCTCGCCGGTGCTGGTCAATGGGGACGTGATCGGGGTGGAGAGCGCGACGCCGGTGCTTCTGTGGCTGGCACGCGACGGACACTTCTGCGTCGGCATGCCTGGCGGCCAGGTCATTGCGCTGAAGAAGGGCGAGGCAGTCGTGGACGACGCCGACCGCGCGGCCGTGCTGCTACGCGAAGAAAGTGGCCTTAGCCAGTTCATCGCCGCATTGCGAGCACCGAAGGCGCAGTCACTGGCGGTCAGTGATCGGGCTGTCGCGCACGTCATCCATAGAGATCCTGCATGACGGTCCTGGCAACGAGCGAGGAAGCCAGGCGCCGCAAGGAGATCTGCCGGCAATGCCCCAACGCGGTTGCGCTTGGGCGTTTGAAGTTCCTGCGGTGCGGTTTGTGCCAATGCCCGCTGGTAAGCAAAACGAGGTTCCAAGGGGCAGTGTGCCCCGCGGGCAAATGGTAATCACTGAAGGAGAGGCGTCATGGATCTTTTGAAAGGCCTGGGTAGGTTCGCCCGCGAAGCAGCAAAAGCGATCGGCCAGAACAAGCACGAACTGAGCGACCAGGGAATCTACATTCCAAAAGCACGGGCTTTTGTGGGTGGCGTCTTCCGGCATGCCCACGCCGCGGCCGGGGAGGACTTCGGCCCGTGGCAGGTCGATCCGAATCGTATGGTCAAGGAAGGCCTGGACTACCTGTTGAACACCGCATTCCGCGGCGCAGCCCAGACGACGCAGTTCTATCTTGCGCCGTTCTCGGGGAACGTGACCCCCGCTGCAGACTGGAAGGGCAGCACCTTCGCCGCATCGGCCAATGAGTTCACGGAATACACCGAAGCGCAGCGTTTGCCGTGGAATACGGCTGATGCGGCCAACCAGGCGATCAGCAACAGTGCGGCGTTGGCAGCGGCGACGCTGACCTATGCCGCTGGTGGGCCTTACAACCTGTATGGCCTCGGTTTGCTGGCCGCGCCGGCCAAAGGGGCGACGACCGGCCCGCTCATCGCTGCCACTCGCTTCGCAACGCCCCGGACAAACCAGATCGCCGGCGATCGCCTGGCGCTGGAATACACCCTGACGGCCAAGGACGAAGGCGACGTTTGATGTCAGGCGGGCGCTACGCTGGCTGGACGCATCTGCAACTGCAGGGTGACTACGCTGCAGCGCAGAGCCACATCCCGGCCGCCCGTAAGGCGCTGGGCTTCGTCATGGACGAGGCCCAGCGGTGGAACCTGGGGACGCATAAGTACCAGATGACGCTGAGCGACGGCACGGTGATCACCGCCGAAAAGCACGGCGATATCCCGCGCATCACCATCGCCGCTGGGGAGACGGATTCCCCGGCGGCAGACCCGACGCCGCCTGATGACATCGTTGTGTGGGCGAGGTCGGCCGCTACGGCGGTCGGCGGTATCGATGCGCAGTTTCCGCAGCAGATCATCCGTAGCGAGTGGAATACCTACTTTTACAGCGCGGACATCGCCGGCTACGAAGAGTTTCCGGGAAGCAAGGGCACTTACCAGGGGCGGCTGCCGGCGGGCGCGCGGAGGGCCGGCAACGTCGATTGGCTGGGGCCCGTTGGCGAGCGACTTAGCTGGTACGGTCCGGCCAGCCGCTACTTCACAGAGCCATACACCCAGCCGGCGGCGCAGTACGGTCGAAAGGTGTTCCTGCTGGGCAGTGTGCTTTTCGATGCGGAGCAGTACATCGCCGACTCTGGTGTGCCGAGCTTCGCTCAGCAGTTTGTGCTGGGCGCGGCGATGCGCGGTTTGTGGCTGTACGTTGTGCAGACGGACATTCCGAACTTCACCACGCCGGACCCTGCGCCATATCCTGCCGCGCTCGGTTTCGTGACGCCGGCATTCCCGGAATTTGAGTCCGACGTGGTGCTGGCGCGCTACGCGCTGCTTGTTGATCCGAGCAAGCCCGTGGCCAACCGCCTTTCAGTCGTTCCAGGTAGCCGGGAGGTGCTTTGGGGGGCGGCGATGCCCCGTATGTGGGCGCCATGGTTCTTCAATCAACAGGTGACCGAGTGCGCATGCTTCGGGTTGCCTGCCCAGCTAACCTGGTACACGACGCTCGACGCTGAGGTCGAAGAGCGGGTGTCAGCGTCGAGCCCGGCTTATACGATAGCCATCACCCATTCGGGCAGCAGCGCAAGCGTCAGCCTGACCGAGGGGGCTTGCGTGCTTGGCCCGGCCCCATCCGTGGCGGTGGTGGCGGTGGACTACGTCGACGACCAGCAGGTGTCGATGAGTATGCACCGGCGCACCCAGGCACTCACCGTTTACCCATTCCAGGAGCGGCAGTTCCTTCTTGAATTCGACGGCGTGGAGTACCCGCTACAGACGAGCCAGAACTTCCGGTACGTCATGCACGCCGACCTGCGGCAGCGGACGATTCTGTTTCTGTCGCTCTATGTGCGCGATGGTGGCTGGGATTGCGCGGTGGAGCTGTATCGGAATGGTGGGAAGGTTCTGTCCGTGCCGCGCGAGTTCGATACCCAGGTGGCAGCCGCTGGCTTCCCCACCTATGTGACCGAGCTGCTGGCCACCGGTGCCGTTGGCGGCTTTGACGATTGGTCGATCACCGGGCTATTCCCCCTCTACGCAACCGTCGCCGGGCATGTGCGCACATCCGGCGGGTACCGCTGGTACGACATATCGTTCCCTGGAAGCCTGGGCCTTCTGCGCTGCGTGTACCGTCCGCCGACTGACCTGCACGGGCTCTACAAAAGCAGCGCGGCCGGCAGCGGCACCGATCTGCCGATGACTATTGCGTCGCTGTCTGGCTACAGCGCCGGTCAGGTGCGCACCGATTTCGACGGCAACGTTTCGGTCCTGTCGTGCGTCACCCAGGGCGGCATCACGGCACTGTCCTGCTATCGGCAGGGGGAGCCGGAAGAGAGCATCCATTCAATTACCAGATCCGGCTTGGAAGACCTGACCGGCATCGGCGGCGCGGGTGCGCGCTATCACCCAATGTGGCTGCTCGGAAAGCCGCCGCTGCAGTCCAGATAGGAGTCGCAATGTCAGTTTCATTGTCCACCGGATTTCGCCAAGCAATCCTTGGCCCGCTCGCTTTCGAGAGCATCTTTCAAAACGGGTGCATCGAGGTGCGGTCCGGGCTGCAGCCCGCATCTGCTGATGACGCGGCCACGGGCGAGTTGCTGGCCAGGATTACCCGCGACGGCGGCGCATGGGCGGCCGGCTCGTCCGGTAGCGGGCTGCAGTTCGTGCGCAATGGGCACGCAATCCAGAAGCCGCCGGCCCATCGCTGGGTGCTTCGTGGTCAGGCGTCTGGCGTTGCCACGTGGTTCCGCCTGGTAGCGAATGCCCCGGACGCGGGCGGCCAGTCTCTGAGCGCGCTGCGCATCGACGGCGCCATCGCGTTGAGCAACAGTCCTGGCAGCGCGCAGATGCTGCTGCCTTCCACTTCCGTCACTCCCGCAACCGCGATCAGCCTTGCTGATTGGTGGTTCATCCTTCCCTAAGAGGTAGCACGATGATTTCCAATAAGACCGCAGAAGTGGCGCTGACGGCTGTTAAGGCACAGCTCGATGGTGGGTTCTTTTACCTGTTCAGCGGCCCGGTACCGGCCGATGCAGACGATGCGTTGGACATGGCCAGCCAGCACACCCAGGTCGTGCGGCTGACGAACAACAACGACGGATCGACCGGCCTTACGTTTGATGCGCCGGTTGGTGCAGGCATGGCCAAATCTGCCGCCGAGACCTGGCTGGGCACAGTCGCATTCGAGGGGGCGGAATCGGCAAGTTCCGAGCTCGCTCCGACCTTCTATCGGTTCTGCGCTGCGGGTGACGATGGCCGTTCGGTCGGCTCGACTGCTCGCCTGCAGGGGACCGTGGGTGGGCCTGCGTCAACGGCAAGCATTGTGCTGTCGTCCGACACGGTGACGGCAAACGGAACCAACACCCAGGGCGTGGGGATCTTCAACGTAACGATGGAAGCGGTGGGCTGATGCTCACGAAGCGCTACGGCACTGTCTATGAGCCGGGGCAGCCGGCCGTGCCGGCGATTCCGTACCGAGCGGCGCAGACGATATGCACTGTCGCCCCGGCACCGGGGGAGTGGCGCACCACATTTACCGACGTGCGTGTTGCTGTTCCATCCGGAAATGGCGGGGTGTCGGTGCCGGCCGGTACGGTCAGCACACGCTATGAGACGGTGGCCGGTAAAGAGTACGTGGTATTTACGGTCCGCACGTCCACGTGGGTTGAGACTGGGCCTGCCGGCGCGCCGGTCTGCGTGACTTACCCGGAGCAGCCTTTTGTGCCAGGCAAAGCTGCAGTGCCGGGCCGGTACCGGACATATGGGCTGTTTGGCTGGGATGCGGGCGCGAACAGCGAAAAGCAGCTCGACGGCGATGTCGAAGTGAAGCTCAACATGGCGCCGTGCGTTGGCGTTGTTGTTGGGCTCACACAATTTCGGGATGGCGTGGGTAACGTCGAGCGAATTTCCCACGGGTTCTACTTCCATCAGGGTGCCAGTGGCAGCTTTCAGGCCGCGGTTATCGAGGCTGGGCGTTTGCGTTCGGAGATCCTTCCGGTGGTTGCCGCCGATGTTTGGGCGATTCGGCGGCGTGCAGGCCGGGTCCAGTACGTGCTCAACAACAGCGTTGTGGCCGTATCTGACGTGGAAAGCATTGGCGTTGTTAGCGTCGGCGGCTGCCTGTACGCATCAGGGGACATGATTCCATGACCATCACATTCGAGCCCCTGACCGGCGGTGAAACCACGACGAGCACCGGCAGCGGTGGTGTGGCGCTGGCAATGCGCGGCAGTGGGTTTGGGGCCGCACCGGATGCTGGATCGGCAATCGGTTGCGCAAGGATGCGGATTGCTGGTCGTGGCAGGAGCCGGTCGCACATTGGCGAACCTTTGCCGACGGTGCCTGCGCACGGCGTATCCGAGATATACATCGGAGCCAAAGGTACTGGATACGCCCAGGTTTTCGCAGATGGCACTTGCGGCCTGGCCTTGAGGACGCGCGGGTATGGCCCGGCCGAAGCCGGCGGCCGCGCCGTACTGCAGATCCGAGCCAGCGGCAAAGAAGATGCGAGCCCATCGGGATCCGTCTTCATCGTTGCCAGGCAGGCGCAGATATCCAGCTTTGCCGGGCTGGAGTTCGCGCAAGCGAACGATGCGCTAGTTCCAGGCGCCGGTGGCAGCACGCTGCCGACCTCGGTTGTGAGGAATCGAATGGTGGGGGCAGGGCGAGTTGCCCAGCACCTGGAGGCCGCGGTTCACGCGCGGTCAGGGCTGACCTTCGACGATCAGCTCACGGCTGTTTATCGGGTGCTCGTTGAGGAAGGCGTGGTTCTCGGTGCGGTTGCATCACTGGATCGAACGAGTGTCGAGCGGATCATTGAGCGCCTATTGCTGGAAGATCGAGCAGTTGGCTACGCAGATGCCGTGAACCAGGTTATCGCCGGCCTGATCATGGGCGCTCTTGAGCAGCGCATGGCACTGGAAAGCGTGAGCGACGGTGTGGCGTGGTCCCCGGTCATCAGGGAGCTGCATGAATCGATCGAGCGCGCCCTTGACGCCGTGTTGGCGGAGACCGCTGACCGAGCGTCGCTTACCGGCACGGTATTGGTGAGCGATGCGCTCTCGGTATCCCTGGCCGGCTTGTCATCGGGCGAGTTCTTCGAGCAGCTGGTAGATGGCGTTGGTTTCGCTGCGCATCTGACGCTTGATACCGGCGCCTATATCGCTTGGGTGATGAATACCGAAAGCCGCGGGCTCAGTCGCTATACAAATTACCCGTTCAATAGTTTCGCAAAAGTGGGGGGGAGGTATTTCGGCGCGGCGGCTGACGGCTTGCATCAGCTCGATGGCGATACGGATAACGGCGAGCCGATCGCCGCCCGGTTGCGAGCAGGCCTATCGGCGCTGGGCACGCGTCGCCTCAAGCGGATCCCCGAGGCATTCATTGGGTACACGAGCGACGGCACCCTGCTGCTGCACGTTATTACGGTGAATGAAGCTAGCGGCGAGAAGGAAGCGGCCATCTACAGATTGCGCTCCCGCGCAGCCGTGAGTGCTCGGGAAAATAGATGGAAGATCGGGCGCGGCGTCAAATCGGTGGACTTCGACTTCGTGATCGAGAACGTCGATGGCGCGGACTTCGATTTGCAGAGCATTGAGTTTCGGCCAATTGTTCTTGACCGTAGGACAAGGGGGTAGTTGTGGCGGGTGCTTGGGTCAATATCGCTGACGTGGAAGGAGTCACTTGGGCTGGGCAGGTTCCCGGGGGAGGCGGAATTTGGCAGCTAGTGGACGGCGTATTCTCCATCGCGGCCGGGCGGACGGATCCGTACAGCCCGGTGGCCTTGGATGTGTATCTGCCCGAGGGGAATCCATATTCTGAGTATCGCGTCACGTGTGTCAGTTTCTCTGAGCAGTTGATTGGCGAGGGTGACGCAAGCCTCAATGCCAGATGGTTTCCTTACAACGGATACCCGATCGAGAACGAGAATGCATTTCCTTCGAACGCATTTGCGCCAAACGGCGCAATTGCCTCTATTGCACTGGCTGACTCACAAGGGGCCTGCTTTCAATCGGCGTGGCCGAGCGGAGGCGCCAGGATAGAAACATCGGCGCAGGTTCGGATTGAGGTGCGAGAGGGCGGCAGCACCCCTGTGTCAAATTTCTGGACCGACATTGTCGGTGCATTTGAATCGTAGAGGCTAAATATGACCACCACATGGTGCCCGGATCTGTCTGGCGACCCTGCAATTACTCTTGTCGGGGCTGCGCACGACAAATTCATTAACCTCGGAACCACAACCTACAATTTGGCGGTTGCAAATCTCGATGCGCTCAACGCTATTGAATTCAACCCGGTTGAGTTTAATGTCGATTTCGCATTTGCCGATCCCCAGGCGACCTTCTCCCGCCCATTGAGGCCGGTATTCGACAGTGGGGCGCTCGATTTCCGTGACCCAGGTGTTTCGATACCGCAAGCGCCAGCTTTCGTAAGTAACCCCCTGAGCTTCACGGAAGCGCCGGCGATTATTGCGGAGGTGCCAACGCTGAGCTTCGGCGCGAAGCCGGTGACTCCTGTGATCGCAGAGCCGGTCATGCCGGCGGATGCAGGACCGCTGGTGATGCCGGACGAGCCGACCTACGTGTTGCCTGTTGCTCCGTCCTTGGAGCAACTGCGGCTGCCGGAATTGCCCGTCATAAGATTGCCCGAGTACACCGGCTCGATTCCTGATTTCATTGAGCCGCCGTTCAATGAAACCTGGTCGTTTGAACCAGAACCTTACACGCAGACCCTGGTCAGCACCTTGGTGGATACGCTTCGCCCGATGATTGTCGGTAGCGAGGCGCTGCCGCGCATCATTGAGGACGCAATCTTTGAGCGTTCACGCAGTCGAATTGAAGTCGAAACCAATCGGGCTGTCGACCAGGTGTTTGCCGAGTTCGGGTCGCGCGGCTTCAGCGAGCCGCCTGGGATGCTTGCCGGTCGTGTTATGGCTGCACGCCAGGCGGGTCAGTCCGCAATGGCGGAGGCGTCGCGCGACGTCGCAATCAAGCAGTTTGAAGAGTCCCTGGCATCGCAGCGATTCGCAATCACTCAGGGCGCTGCCCTGGAAGGAGCGCTGATTCAGCTTCATCTTGCCGAGCAAGCCAATTTGCTACAGGCCGCGACATTCCAGCGCGAGAGCGCTATTGCGGTGCTGAATATCCGGGTACAGATCTTCAATGCACGACTGCAGGCTGCGCAGACAGAGGCGCAGGTGTTGCGTGACCGTATCCAAGCCGAACTCGCAAAGGTCGAGCTTTTCCGGGCTCAGATCGAGGGCGAGCGGGCGCGCGGTGAAATCAACGATCAAAAGGTGCGGCTGTACCTGGGTCAGATCAGTGCTGTAAATGCACTGGCCGATTTCTACCGAAACAGGGTGGAGGTCGTGAAAGTTCAGGCCGACGTGAACAAGCTTGCGGTGGACAAGTATCGAGCGGCCATTGATGCTTTCGAGGCGCGTTGGAGTGCGCACACGGCCGAGTGGCAGGGATATTCTGCCGGCGTCGAAGGTGAAGGGAAGCGGGTCGATATTTTTCGCACCATGGTCCAGGCCAGCGCGGATCGTGTGGATGCGTGGTCCAAGAGCCAGAACATGACCATCGATGCTGAGCGACTGCGTCTCCAGCAACATGGCATGAACTTGGACGTGTGGAAGGCAGGCATCAGTAGGTGGGAGGCGCTGCTGGGTTCCGAGCGTGCCAGGCTATCTGCTGTCGGGCAGGCGGTGGATGCGCAAGCGCGGATCTACACGGCTGATGCCTCGGTGGAGCAAATAGCATCCGCTGCAGCCGACCGAAGTTTTGAGCTTGGCCTTGCGCGGGAGAAGGCGAGCATTGATGCGCAGCTCAGCACGGCAAACGCCAAAATTCAGCAGATGCTCGGCCTCCTGCAGCAGCACTCTGACATCCAGAAGGCCAAGGCACAGATTGCCAGCCAGCTTGCTGCAAGCACGATGAGTGCGGTGAGTTACGGGGCGAGCATTTCGAGCGGTCGCAGTAAATCCAGCAGCTGCAGCCAAAATTTCAGCTTCCAAGGCGAAGTCGCTGACGCATGAGTAATTCCACAGACCCAAATCGAGGCCGCGCAAGCGGCTTTTTTTATGCCCGCTCCAGGAGATAAGTACATGCCCACTGCCGATGATCTTGATAGTGCAAGGAAAGAAGTTGCACGAAGTGCCACGCCTGGCATGACCCCCGCTGGCGCGACTACCGCCAGTCGTCCGGGTTTCGCCCGGCAGGGCGCGGCAGGTGCGGTCGCTCCGCGTCCACCAGCATCCGGTGGACCGGTTATGACCCGATTCCCACGGCCAAGTGAGTCTGCGGCATCGGCGTCGCCGGCCAGTCTTTCGAGTTTGCCGTCAGGGCCGATGCAGGATCCTGTGCCCGGATCTTCCTGGAGCGGCATGGGTGCAGGGATGGCTTCGCTGCCACGGAGTGCTCCTGCGCCTGCTACCGTCGCGCCTGTGGCTGCGCCTCCCGCTGCAGCGCCCGCGACTGTGCCTGCACGGCCTGCGCCGGGGACTGTGGTCGGGACCGCTATGCGGTCGGGGCTCAATGGCGCGCGCGCTGCATTGGGCGCTGGCCAGCGGAGGGCGGCGAGCGTAGTTGGTTCCGCAGTATCGGCAGGAACGGCACCGATCAGGGCCTCGCTGGGGTTCGTGCGCGATGCAGGTCGAGCCTTCGTTGGAGCGCAGGCCTCGCCCAGCGCCGGGCAGCCGGTAGACCTTCCTTCCTTGGGCACGGCAACGCCTGGTCCCGCGATACCGGCGCAGGCGTCGACGCCCAGTCCTGCTGTCGCGGCCGCAGGGCCCGCGGCGACAATGATCGAGAATGGAGCGCGAATCCCTGAAGCGGCCCTAAGGCAATCAGGGCTCGGGGAACATTTCCAAGGCGTGACGAGTAGGGTTTTGACAGGTCCGTCGGACCCGGCAGCCGCAGCAGTTGCAGCAGCGCCGGCAGGTGTTCGCCGGACTGTCGATGCCGCTGGCAATTCGGCCTATAGCGATACCGCGGAAGGGCTGGCGCAAGGTGTGCAACTTGCTGATGCCGGTTTCGGTACCGGCGGTGCTCGTCGCGTTGGGGTGGGTCTGTTGACCAACAGCGGACAAGCAGCACCCGCTGCAGCGCCGGCCGCTACCACCATGACAGCTCCCAGGCCTGCCGCTGCTGGGGCGAATCCCGCTGCAACGATCGTCGCTCCTCGGCCTGCACCTCCCCAAGCAATCCGTGGACGCCAGGGCGCCGTCATCCAGAACCCCAATGACACGTTGGTGGACAAACTCACCCGAGCGATGGGCAGCGCCAGCTTGAAAGGAAGCCCGAGCAGTCGTGCGGCTGTTGCCCAGGCAATCTTGGGCGAGGCGGGGGCCCAGCGGGACGAGAGGATGCAGACTCTGCGCACGCAGGACCATGCCGATCTCACCTCGTTGCAGGCGAACGCCGTGAGCGCGGAGAACGCGGCCAACCGCCAGCTGGAAGCCTCCAAGATGAACGCGCAGCTGGCGGACAACGCAGCCGGCCGCGATAACAGCTTGGAGATCTCGCGACTCGCGCGTCGACCTGAGGTCAGCGTGTCGGCCGACGGCAGCATGGGGATCATCGGGCCTGACGGTGGGTGGAGGCCTGTAACCGGCGCAGACGGCGCTGCTGTGCGTGCTCCGCAGGCCCCGCGGCAGACCGGTGAGCTGACGGACGGTGAACGGCTGAAGTCCTACACGGAGCGATACAACGCAATTGCAAGCGGCATGGGGACTGCTGAAGAAAAAGCTGCCTCAGTTGCCGCACTTGATGCGGATCCGCTCTATTCCGGGCTGCGAGGCACCAATCCGTCTCCTGCGCCGCCAGCGGAAGCTGTTGCAGCGCTCCGCGCCAATCCCGACGCCAGCCAGCAGTTCGACGAAGTGTTTGGCCAAGGCGCTGCAGCACGCTACCTGGGGCAGTAACAAATGGCTGACAACATCTTTGAAAAGTACAAGGAGAGCACGGGCGCCGAGACCCGTGCGCGTTCGACCAATCCATTCAGTCAGTACGCGGCCAGGCCTCAGCCGTCGGGTGCGAATTCTGCTCCGCTGGTGGCCAAACGTCCTGAGCGTTCCTGGGCCCAAGCTGCCGGCGACTCGCTTCTCGGAGTGGCCAGTGGCGCTGCCAACATCATCGGCGGTGCGATCGAGAGCACTGTCGCCACCCGTCCGGACAATTTGGCGAGGCAGGGACTTCGGGTGCTCGATCGCCTCGGTGTGGCGGGTATGTCCGACTTGGCGGCGAAGATCCCACGCACGCCCAGCGAAGCGATGCTCGGGCATGCTGCTGGTACCGAAAATGCAGCGGTGTCGGCCGGCGTCAAAGCCGCCAGCGATTGGATAGGAAACCAGCAGTCGGACGCGCTGCAGAAAGAAAAACAGGAACTGGCTGCAACGGACGGATTCTTCGGCTCGGCCAAGAAGGTCCTGACCTCTCCGGCGCTGCTGGGAAATTTCGTTGCTGAGCAGGTCCCGAACCTCGTCACCCTGGGCGGCGGCACTCGTCTTGCTGCGGCGCGCGCTGGCCAGCGCGCTTTGGCAGGTGCGGTGGCCAAAGGCTTGGGTGAAGAGGCTGCCAGCGCCGCGGCGAGCGCTGCGGGGCGCAAGGCAGCGACGACGGCTGCAACGGGCCTGACCACCCTGATGGAAACGGGCTCAGCGGGCCAGCAGACCTACCAGCAGGCGATGTCCCAGCCGCAGTCTGTGTGGGACGCCAACCCTGAATACCAGCGAATGATCGCCAGCGGCGTGGCGCCGGTGACGGCGAAGGAGACAATGGCGCGCGGCGCCTCTATGCAGGCCCAGGCGATCACCGCGCCGATTGCAGCCGTTGCTGGCCGCTTCGCGGCGCCCTTTGAGGCAGACGTGTTTATGCGCGGACTCGCGCGCCGGCCGATGGCCATGCTGCAGGGCGCAGCAAAGGAAACGGTTGAGGAAACAATCCAGGAGGGTGGTTCCCAGTTCGCCGGTAACCTTGGCCAGCGCCAGATCGACCCGAATCAAGCTGCGTGGGAGGGTGTGCCGGAAGCTGCCGGTACCGGCGCCGCGCTGGGTGCCGTCTTGGGTGGCGGCATGGCGGCTGGTGGCGCCATCGCTAGCCGTGGCGACAATCAGCAACCCATCGTGCCGCGACCGCAGCCCCCTGCGATGCCGCCGCCGGACTTGCCACCTCAGCAGCTGGCGCTGCCACCATCGGATGGTCAGGCGCCCTACGGCGTCAACGTCGTTACGCCAGGCGGTACCGTGCTCACCCCGGAACAGCGCGGCCTGGATCCTCGCGTCACCGGTGCGCCGGCGCCGCCGGTACCGAATCCAGGCGCGTCGCCTGGTCTGCGTGTTGGCGCAGATAGCTTGAACCAGCAGTCGCCTGTTGTGCCGAGGCCACGGGCGACCGTTCCATTCCCGGACGCTGCACCAGGTAGCTTGTCGGAGGCAGCCAATTTGACGGCTGGCGCTCGCCGGCAGGGTGGTGAAGCTGCGGCCACTGCGACCGCGAACGGTACCAGCACAGCGCCGGCGGACGAGCATGCTGACGGGCAGGGTGCTCCAATCTCGCCGGCGGCAGCTGCGGTGCCTCCCGCGATCGCGCCTCCTTGGGTCGACCTGGAAACAGGCGAGCAGACCCGTGCACCGACCGCCAATGACATCGAGCAGCTGCTGCATGCAAACCTGAACTATCAGGCCCGCAACGGCGGAGGGATCAGTACCCAAGCTGCCATTAAGGCCATGCGTGACCAGTACGGTTTGGGTCGCTCAGTGGTGTCCCCCGCGCTGTCCAAGGTTAAGGCCGAACGCAAGCGAGGTATCACCAGCCCGCAGCACCAAGAGGAAGCAAGCAATGCTGCGGAAGCGTCAGCACCGGCGGCCCTCGCCGGCGGATTGGAGGCCAAGCTGAGGGAGCAGGTTTTGGCTACCGCTGATGAGCGACGTGCAGCCAGGTCGACGCCCAAGGCGGCCATGCAGTTGCCGCCACCAGCGCAATCAGTAGAGCCTCCGCCGGCGCTTGCGTCGGCGGAGGCGCCGAGCTCCCCCCGAGGGGGTGGGGAGGGTTCGGGAGGGGAGGTAACCAACACATACGACCTCACAGACGAGATGCTGGAGAGCGATACCGGGGCCCCCAGCGGTGGGCCGTTCACTATCGAGGACGCGGCCCAGCGAACCGCTGCCCTTACCGAAGGCGGAAAGGTATTCCCTGTTGACGGTGGTTTCGTTGTGCGTGCCCCTCGCTCGGAACGGGAGCTAGCTTCCTCTTCACCAGCCAATGAGGCTAAGCCGGACGCATTGGCTGTGAACGGGGAGGGTCTGGGAGGGGGAACTGCTTCTGCCGTTCAAACCGCAACCGCGGCTGCGCCGGCCGCTACCGCACCTGAGGCTGAAGCTGGTGGCAATGGGAGCGTTCCGGTGGCCAGCACACCTGCGGCGGATCTGGCGGGCGCTGCAGCCGAAGCTGCCACCAGCCCCACAAATGCACTGCCCGAGCCAACCGATGCCCAGAAGGAGGCGGGCAACTACAAGAAGGGCCATCGCCGGATCAACGGGCACGACATAAGTATCGAGAATCCCGCGGGTAGCAAACGCAGCCCGGAGTGGCCGGCCCTAAAGAACCACTATGGCTACATCAAGGGGACAGTCGGCAAGGACAAGGATCACGTCGACGTGTTCATGACGGACCGGGCTGAAGATCCCGAGCTGCCAGTGTTCGTGGTCGACCAGGTCAACAAGGATGGGACGTTCGACGAGCACAAGGTGGTGATGGGCGCGGCCACCGAGGCTGAGGCCCGATCGACCTACCTGGACAACTATTCAAAGGGCTGGACTGGCCTCGGCGGCATCAAGCAGATGACGCAGGACGAGTTCAAGGCATGGGTGCGCGATCCGAAGAAGACCACGCGGCGAGTCACGCGAGCGCAGCGCGCACCTGCAGCGCCCGCCGAGATCGCCGCACAAACACCGGCCGCCCCCCAGGCTACCGCGACCTACACGCCGCGCGTCCGCAAGATCGGTGGGTCCCCCGAGTACGACAGGGGCGACGTGGGTACGCTCGGTGCCTACTTCCAGCCTGGCCGCATCGTGCGCGGCTATGGCTCCCAACTGGACAAGGTGCTCGAGTTCCAACCAGCAGGTGGAAGCGTTGCCTCCTGGGAGGTGAAGGTTCAAACCGTCGACAAGGCCGGAAATCCTCTACCGGGTGAGCAGCCCCGCTGGCATTCGACGCCTCCAGCGCCGCGGGATCTCGCGGACGTGCTCGGTAAGCCGCAATTGAAGCCGAGGAAGGTGGCCTCTGCCACGCCTGCAGTCGGCGCCCAGGCGCCGAAAGACAGTAGCTCGCGTTCGGCTGACGTGGCGCCCAACGGAATCAAGGTGGGTGATCGCGTCACGGTGGCGCCGAGCGGCAAGGGCCCGCAACGCGAGCCGTACGAAGCAACCGTGACCGAGTTCGAGCTCAACGCGGCGCCTGCTTACGGTGGAACGGCGTTCAAGGTGGCCGCCGATGATGCAAAGCCAGATGGTCGGGGTACCGGCTGGGTAGGTATCGACCGTGTGTCGCTGGTGACTGCAGCTGAAGACTCTGCGAAGAAGCCCGCCGCAAAGCCTGCAGCAAAGCCTAAACCAGACACTGTGGCGATCGACGACTTTGGCGAGACCCTTCATGGCGCGCGGAAGCACTATGCCGCAGCCTATGCGGAGCGGATGCGGCAGGCGCACGAGCTGGACCTGACGACCACGCCGCTCTCGAAGTCCTGGCCAGAGCCGGATTACCAGAAGCTGTTGGATTCGGGAGTCGACCCGTTCTCCGTGGCATGGGTACGAGCCGCACGAGACGAGATCCCCAACCGCCCATCTTCCGCGTGGAAGCTGAAGGGATGGGCTGGGAAGGTCGAGATATTGCGCGACGCAGCGGCTCGCTTGCTTGACGGCAGGATTGACGCGGCGAAGCTTCAGGAGCTGATGGCTCAGCACCCTGGGGTGGCTGCTCACCTGCAGGGCCGTATGGACCTGTACCAGGCTGTCGGCCACGACAAAAGCCTGAAGGGAATCACGCTGCGCGCCGGCGAATACACCGTGTACGGCGGGGAGAGATACAACCCGCCACGTACGGTTTACACGGTGGAATCACGTTCAGCCGGCAAGAGCTGGCCGAAAACACTGGCTGAAGGGGACAGCAAAGAGGCCGCAATTGAGGCATTCAAGATCCAGCAGTCGGTCCCGGGCCCTGCAGCAAGCGAAGGGAAGGCGCCGACGCGCTTTGACATCATCTCATTGCGCAACTCGGCTGCCGGAGCTGAGTCCACGCCGCGGTTTGCTGTCGCCAAGAAGATCGGTCGCGAGTACGTGGAGCTGGAAAGCTTCGATAACATCAAGGAGGCGCGTACTTATCGCGCAGAGCACCAGCAGGACCTGGAGAAGAAGCTCGAGCAGCTCAAGGACATACCGGCCGAGCGACGGGACGCGAACGAGCCGCGTGTGGGGGTTGATCACCGGGCGGGGGCTGATGTCACGCCGGCGCAGTTCAGCGAGGCCTTCGGTTTCCGTGGGGTGCAGTTTGGCAACTATGTGGAAGACGGACGCCGGCAGCGCGACCTCAATGATGCCTACGATGGTCTTCTCGACCTTGCTGGTGTCCTGGGCGTCGAGCCGCGCGCGCTGTCGCTCAACGGATCACTTGGACTGGCGTTCGGTGCACGCGGTAGGGGTGGTAAGCGCCCGGCCGCCGCACACTTCGAGCGCGGCACGGTGGTGATCAACCTGACCAAGGCAAAGGGCGCCGGCAGCTTGGCGCACGAGTGGTTCCACGGTCTGGATAACTACTTTGCCCGGATGCGCGGTGACAACCACGGGATGGTGACGGACAACCCCAGGGCGAAGCCTCGCGAAGATGCACCGAACATTCGACCTGAGATGGCAGGGGCTTTTGATGCACTGCGCCGCGCGATCGACGCCAGCGGCATGGCCGAAAGAAGCGCCGAGCTCGACCGGATGCGATCGACACCCTACTGGACAACTCCGCCGGAGATGGCGGCACGTGCCTTCGAGAGCTATGTCATCGACAAGCTCGCCGATCAGGGGCAGGCAAACGACTACCTGGCCAACGTGGTCGCCGAGGAAGCCTTCGAGGGCATGAGAGCGGTGGCCACAGGTGTGGCAGGCAAGCGCTCCTACCCATATCCATCGGCTGACGAGTCGCCGGCGCTGCGCGCGGCGTTCGATGAGTTCTTCCAGACCGTTGAAAGCGAGCGGATGCCCGATGGCGGTGTTCGGTTGTTCTCGCTGCCAGCGGACCCGGTAGATTCTCCCGCCTTCAAACGATGGTTTGCCAATTCCCAGGTGGTGGGTCGGGATGGGCGGCCGCAGGTGGTTTACCACGGCACGGCGGAAGAATTCTCGACCTTCAGCAAGAGCCGTTCTGGCCAGGCCACTGGACACGCAACCGCACCGCTGGGCCACTTTTTCACCACCGATCTGAGCCTGGCCCAGCGCTACGCCGAGAACGCGAGCGATGGTGTGCCGGCGCACGAGAGGGTGATCGACGCGCACCTGCGGGTGGAGAACCCCTATGAGATGTCGCTGGACGAAGCGCAGTCTCTGGATACCCCTGAGGCTTCGGCGGCTTTCCAAGCGTACCTGCAGCGGCAGGGGTTCGACGGGATCGAGATCCCCGCGGCGAAGACCTGGATCGCGTTCCGGCCCGAACAGATCAAGTCGGCCACAGAGAATCGGGGAACCTTCGAGCTGACCAACCCGGATATTCGCTTCTCCCGGGGTGACATCGGCCCAGGCCTGAACTTCGATCGCGCGCTGCAGCTGAAGAACGAGTTGACGGCGAAGTGGGGCGAGAACGCCCCGAACGTTGTGGTGGTTCGCAGCGCTGAAGCCTTCCCAGCGTCTGCGAAGGCAGATCCGGCCTACCGCCGAGCCGAGGGTTTGTACAACGGCAGCCCGACTGTCTGGATCAATGCCGGTGCCATTACGAACGAAGCCCGGTTCGGCCAGGTCCTGGCACACGAGGCCATTGGCCACTATGGCGTTGAGAGGGTTGTAGGCAAGTCCGATTGGGGGCAGATCGTCGATGCGATCGACACCCTTGCAAGCACCCGAAGCGGTTCCCCGGCGCTGCAGGCGGTGCTCGATTCGGTCAGCAAGCGCTACGGCACCGTGGACCGTGAAACGTTCGCCAAGGAAGCCATTGCGGTGATGGCCGAGCGAGGCATCCGCAACAGCTTCACCAACCGGGTCATTGCTGCGGTTCGCCGCTTCCTGCGCCGGGTGATGCCGTCGTTGCAATGGAGTGAAACCGACGTCCGGGATCTGCTCAGCCAGGCTGATGGGTTCCTGCGTGTAGGTCGCACCGCTGTTGAACGACAGGCCACAGTTCAGGCTTACGCTTTCTCGCAAACCGGCACTGACGCGGCCTTGAGCCCTGACCCGCAGGAGGCGGCGGGGTACAGGTCCGAGTTCGACAAGATCGTGAACAGCATGCGCACCGTCGTGCCACCGATCCCGGTGGGGCGAACACCTGCAGTGCTGCGCGCCCTTGGAGCCCCTGATCTGCCCATTACCATCAGCCGCGACACCGTCCGGAAGGCGACCAATGGCGTCAAGCACAACGTCCCTCAGGACGTAATGCGGCGCCTGCCCGAGCTGCTCGCTGACCCCGTGGCCGTGTTCGACTCCAAGACGGAGGCGGGCAGCCTGGCCGTTGTCCTTGAGGCACAGGACGCCGATGGCCGGCCGGTATTGGCAGCCCTACACATGAAGGTGAAGGAGGGCCGCGCGCTCGAGGTCAATCGAGTGGCGAGCGCCTACGGCAAGGACTTTGGAGAACCGACCTTTGCAAAGTGGGCCCAGGAAGGCCTGCTCCGCTATGTGTCAGAAACGAAAAACCCCGAACTGGTACGACTTAGCCGGCTCTATAAGCCCGGTAGTGGTTCACCAGATCAGGGTTCTTCAACCCGAAAGGTACTGCGGGAGGCTGACATTGTCCAGCAGCAGGCCCTGGAGGGGCCTGACCCAGGCAGCCGTCTGTTCAGCCTGCCGGCATCGGATGCCCTGGACGATATCGATTCCATCCAGAAGGGCCTTCAAGGGGAGGGCATCTTGGCCCGTGCGAAGCAGCTTCTGGCCGATTTGCGGTTCAACAAAGTGAAAGACGCTCAGCGGCCCACCTGGCTGGGAGCGTTGGCGACCCGCCACCTGACCGAGCTCGGCGCCGACTACTTCAAGAACATCAACCACTATTCCGACTATCTGGCCGAGATGCAGGCGGACCGGAATCAGCTGCAAGGCGAGGCTGAAGTTGTGGCCGAGGGGGCTCGGAAGTGGGTGAGCAAGAACAAGGCCGAAGCGCAGCAGCTCTTCGACCTGATGCACGACGCTACGGTTGATGGCGTGGACCCGTCTAAGGCCTACCAGCCCCTCATGTTCAAGATGCCAGGGCAGACGGGCCAGTTTCAGGTCACGAAGAAGAACATCAAGCACGCCATCGCTGTGAAGAAGCAGCAGATGAAGGAGCGATCGGGCGATAGCAAGGTCAACATGATCAACGAGATAAAGGCGCTGGAAGCCATGGGCTACGCTGAGCCGCGGCGCCAAAAGCAGTACGTTCCGCTGGTCGAACGCTGGAATCAGTTGTCGCCCGAGGCCCAGGACATCTACAAGCAATTCCGTGACGCCTACCGGCAGCGTTCCGATGCCATGGAGGAGGCGCTGGCTCAGCGGATTGAGGATCTTTCGGGCGACGGTGTGTCGGAAGCCCAGCGCCGAAAGCTTGTACAGCGGATGCGCGAGCAGTTCGAGTCGGCGCGCCTGCAGGGCGTGTACTTCCCCCTGCAGCGCTTCGGCCAACACTACGTGTCAGCGGAGAAGGACGACACCAACACCTTCATGATGTTCCAGACCCTTAACGAGCTCGACCGGGCCGTGAAGGATCTGAAGGCCAAGGGCTGGACGATCACCGCACAGGGGAAGAAGGGAGATAAGACCAGCGCCAAGGACGCGCCGTCAGGGACCTTCGTTGCCGATGTGATTCAGCAGCTGCGGCAGTCCCATGTCTCTGACAAGGTTCAAGACGAGATCTACCAGCTGTATCTCGAGGCATTGCCCGAGCTGTCGATGCGCAAGCACAGCATTCACCGGAAGGGCATCCCGGGCTTTGACCCTGATGCGGTGCGGGCCTTCGCGTACAACATGCACCACGGGTCCCACCAGCTGGCCCGTCTGCGTTACTCGCACAAGCTGCAGGGCGTGCTCGACCTTATCCAAAAGCAGCAGGACGAGGCGCGGAAGGAAGACGGCGCCGATGTACGCCGAATCGTGGCGGGTGACACGATCATCGAGGAGCTGAAGCGCCGGCACGACTGGATTATGAATCCGACCGACAGTGCTTTGACCAACATGGTCTCCTCGTTTGGGTTCGTCTACTACCTGGGCGCCACGCCGGCCGCGGCCTTGGTCAACCTAAGCCAGACCGCGCTGGTCAGCTACCCATTCCTGGCCGCGCGCCATGGCCCCGTGAAGGCCATGAATTACCTGTTGGCCGCCAGTCGAGATGCAGTGCGAACGATGGGCAACATCCAGAAGACGTTGACCGATCCTGATGAGCTCAAGGCTTACCAGGCGCTCCAGGCTTCCGGCGCGATCGACAAGACCCAGGCGCACAATCTGGCAGGTATCGCCGAGGGCGGCATGACCGGGTACAACCCGGCTTGGTCCAAGGCCATGGAGATCATCGGTTGGGGCTTCCACAAGACCGAGGTGGTGAATCGCGAGGCGACTGGCATGGCTGCATACCGCCTGGCCAAGGATGGTGGCGCTGGGTTTGACGAGGCTGTCAAATTCGCCCAGGACACCATCTTCGACACCCACTTCGATTACAGCAACGCCAACCGTGCACGATTCATGCAGAGCGGCACCGCCAAGGTGCTGCTGATGTTCCGGCAGTACAGCCTCAACATGAGCTGGGCGCTGGGTCGCATGGTATGGCACGCCACCAAGGGGCAGGACCCCGAAGTGCGGAGGATTGCGCGCCGCAACCTCGCGGGCATCCTGGGCATGAGCTCGCTGTTCTCAGGTGTGCTCGGTCTGCCGATGATGGGCGTGGTCATGGGCACCCTCAACGCCCTGCAGGCGGCGTTCGGCGATGATGATGAGCCTTGGGATGCCGAAACCGAGTTCCGGGCCTTCCTTGCTGAGGCTCTTGGCCCCAGCGGTGCCGAGGTGCTTCTGCGGGGGCCGGTGAACAAGCTCACCGGCGCCAACATTGCCGGCCGGGTGGGACTGGACTCCCTTTGGATCCGGGACGCAGACCGCGAGCTCGAGGGGCGCGGGCTTTTCAACCACTTGCTCGAGCAGGCCGCCGGCCCAATGGGTGGTGTGCTCAAGAATGTGCTGGTGGGTACGCAGCAGGTCGGGGAGGGGCACACGATGCGGGGTGTCGAGACCATGTTGCCCAAGGGCTTGAAGGACATGATCAAGGCTGGGCGCTACGCCACGCAGGGCGTCAACACCTTGCGCGGCGATCCTGTACTTGAGGACCTCAGTCCGTGGCAGGTACTGCTGCAAGGCGCCGGCTTCAGTCCTGCCGAGGTCGCGGAACGGTATGAACGAAACCGCGCGCTGAAGAACTACGAGGAGCACATCACCAGCCGGCGCCAGAGCCTGATGAACGCCTATGCCATGGCCATCCGGAATGGAGATGCGGCGGACCGAGCCGAGGTGATGGAGAAGGTCAGGGCATTCAACAAGAGCAACCCGGAAATTGCGATTTCCTCGGACAGCATCCGTGCGTCGTTGAAGTCCCGCGCAAGGTACAGCGCAAAGGCTGAAGCTGGGATTGTCCTGAACCCAAAACTGGCGGCTCGGCTGAAGGAGAGGGTGGGGCCGACCACCGACTAGTGGGTCGACGCGAAACCTAAGTTATTCGGCCGCACCGCCAGAAAGCAGGCCTCATGGGCTGGGCAGGGATTGGCGAAAGAAAAATAACTTAGGTTGGGAGCTCGGGGTGCAACCGTCGAAGGGTCGGTAATCCGCCGACATTTTCAGGGGTTTGTTTTGGAAAAGGAAAAGCAAAGGAAGCGCGCTCTGGTTGTTTCGATTGGTGGTAATGACGCCCAGCCCCCCGTTGTTTCGCGGCTGCAACCGCGCACGGCGGGAGATCGCGTCATAGCTCTAGGCGAGCACCAACGCCGCGATCCGGAAGATGAAGGTATGGAGAAGCTGTTGAACCCAGAGCATGTCGTGCTCTATGCAGAGTTCAGAAAGGGAGGCTGCAAGCCCTCAGCGGGTGTGATCGAACAGTTCGATCAGATCACCAAGGACATGCTGACCAGCGCCCGGTCGACCCAGACCGTTGCAAGCCTGATTCGGGCCGACCTCGGTCTCCCTGAGTTGGCTTGATCAAGCGGGCTCTGGCGGGGAATCCCCTGCCAGAGCCAATCTCAGCGCGATGCTTTAGTCGATGGCCCCAACGGTTCGGAGGATCCGCTCGACGGCCTGGTCAAGATAGGCGGCGTCGGCGGTAGCCACGAGGGTTTCGAGCGGCTCCGCCTCGGCCACAATTGCTTCCTGGCGCTCGCCCTCCAGCTCCTGTTCCATGATTTCCCTCGCGCGAGCCTCCAGAAGGGCCAGGCGTTCGTCCAGCTGTGCACGGGTCAGTTTTCCGTTCATGCTTTGATCCTACGCCGCGGTCGTTATGCTCGGGTCAAGTCAAGGGAGGTCGGACAATGTGCTATTCGGCTCAGATCGAAGCTGACTACAAGAAGCTGCTCCTGCACTTGGGGCCGGTCATGTCGCTGTCCGAGTTCGCCGCGCTTTGGCTGCGGAACAACGGCGGCGAGCGGCGCAAGATCCCCAAGGCCTTGCTAGAGACCGTTGGCCCTCTGCTTCCCCAACAGGCCCAGAGCGTGATGGCGGCGGCGCAGGCGTCCGACGAAAAAGACTGGCAGGAGGATTTGTTCGTACAAGCGCGGCGATTGGCTGACAACAAGCGGAAGCTCGAGACAAAATTCACAAAGACGGCCGAGAAGGAGGTCGGCATCGCCACCCGCAAGGTAGATCAGTACAAGGGTTGGCTGCAGGACCTGCAGAGGCGGCAGCTCGAGGACCGGGATTGGCGGTTCTTCCCGCAGTGGTGGGTGCCCGTTGTAGTGCGCGAGGGCAACGGCTATGCAATCAAGCCGATGCGCTACCAGCTCCGGAAGCCAGGTCTGCCGGCGTCCTCTGATTGGGTTGGGTCAGGTCCGACGCGACGGCTTTCGGGCACTTACAACGCCAGGCGAGACAATCTCGAGAGGTACTGGAAGAACCAGTTCGGGCACACCCACGGACTCATGGTGGTGTCGAGTTTCTATGAGAACGTGGATGGGGAGGACGGGAAGAGCCGCCGAATCAAATTCACCCCAAGGACTGGCGAGCCCATGCTGGTGGCCTGCCTATGGGCTAACTGGCAGGACCCCACCGGTGAAGAGCCAGACATGTTGAGCTTCGCAGCTGTTACAGACGATCCGGAGCCAGAAGTCGCGGCAGCAGGGCACGATCGCACCATCATCAACCTGCGGCCTGAGAACGTGGAGCGCTGGCTCAACCCAGACCCGGCGAACCTGGGCGAGCTGTACGAGATCTTCGACGACAAACGCCACCCGTACTATGAGCACCGGGCGGCTGCGTGATACCGCCTCCTGAGCACTTCGTCTGGGGGAAGGTCATCGACCTCGAGCGATTCCCCACCGCGATCATCATCAACGAACTGGCGGTGTGCAGATTGGTCGAGCGCCTCGATGCCTCATGGTTCGTCCAGCTTGATTACCACCTGCCCCCTCCAAGCGGTAGGGCGACGCATCCTGGGCGGGACTGCGCGACCTACGAGACCGGCCGCGCCGGTTGTGAGGTGTGGGCCAGGCGACATTGGGACAGGCTTGTGGCCGAGACGGCAGAGCTATCGCGCCGGAGGGACGAGAAGCTGCGTGGGGGCAGGTAGCGAGCCGGGTCGCGACGCCAATTCCCATGGCAGCTTTTCAAAGCTGCCGTAAAAGCTGCCCAAACCCTGCCCAAGCATGCCCAATGAGGCCCAAGTGGCGAAGCACAACGAAAAAGCCCGCCGAGCGTAAGTGCTTGGCGGGCTTCATTATTTCCATCTTTTCGTCAGGGCTGGGAGTCGGCCTATCGGCGACAGTGCACCCCCGGTTAAGCGTTGATTTGTAACGGTCCTTAGTCCCGGTGTTACCCAAAACTGACTAAAGGCCTCGCTGACATCGTGGATCTTACAGTGGGCAAGCTGAATCGTCACTACCCACTTCCGTGTGCAGGTGTCGTGCACAGGGTGGGCTGCAGGAAAACCCGAGCTCGCAGCGGGCGCGGAAGCAGCCAGCTGCGCAGCAGTCTCGCCCAGCGCCATCATATGGAGGTCGACAACAGAAACAGGGCATTGCAGGGAGCTGCCAAGTCCAGGCAGGCCGTGCCGCTGGATGACGCATGGGCCGCCGCCGTGTGTTTGTCGTTCAAAGCGGCTGGCAGGCGGGCAGTGAACTATTGGCTGCTGGCTACAGCCAACTCAAGGGTAATTGGAAAGCCAAAAAATCCTGCGCGGGTCTGGCGTAAACAGCGCCTGACTACAGCACTCCGCGCAACGTACCGGTTTCTGCACAACTATCAGGATCCAGGCGCGCTGCACTGCTGGATCAAGCTCAGTGGCGGTAGATTTCTTTCAGTTT